TTACCGCGACGAAGATGTTCTGCGCCGCTGCGCCCCACGACTCGCGGTCGAGGACAAACGTGATGTCGGCGCCATGGAAGTCGTTGACCTGATAATCGCCGAAATGCTCGATCACCCGGTTGATCGTCAGCCGATAGAGCTTCTTGGTCGCCTCGGCCTTCTTCGCAAATTCGGGCGATTTCATGTATTCGTCGGCCAGCGAAGCGACGGTGTAAGCGCGCGTTGCACGCTTCTTGCGCTCTCTCATGAATGCTGCGTAACTATCGAAAAATCCTGTTGAACTAGGTGAAGGCAATGGCGCGTATATCACTTTGCCGTCCTTCTTCTGGCCCGTGTTGAAATAGGCGTATTGTCGCCCCTTCGAGCGGACATACTTGACGTGCTCCAGCTTAGGCAGCTTCGCCATAGCGCTCTCTCGTCCTTCTGCGGTAGTCGGCCTCAATCACCCCGCCAGAGATCCGATCCAGGGCGCGATCGATCGCATCCTTGCACCAAAGCTCACGGCCACCAAACGAGACGCTGGCGGGCATTCGCCCGGCAATGATCTCGCGCTCAAAGGCGGTCTCGGAGAGGTCGAGATATTCGGCAGCGGTCTTGCGCCGCATCATGGCTGGCCAACGGGTCACGCAGCCTCCGCGATCTGGATGGTGAGAGCGCGGCGCGCGGGGATCGGCCGCTGTTTGATATGTTGGAGCCAGTGCGGGCGGAGCACCGCCTCGGCGAAGGGCGTCCACACCTCGTCCCAGAACCGGCGCATCCTCGGGTGGTCGACCATGACGCTCGGATCCGAGTAGTCGAGGAACTCCGACCACTGGCCGTCCTCGCAGAGGCGATCGACGAGCCCGGAGCCATACCCCTCAGCCGCTTCGAGCGTCTCCCACATCTCCCGCGCTTCGTCGCGGGTGTAGCTCCCGTCGTGGCGCTCGCGCAGGAGATCCTTGCGCAATCCCTTAACAGTCGCATCTAAGTCTATGACTCGATAAGGCTGCTTCGCGGCCTTCTTCATAAAATAGTCGAAGTCGAGATCGTAGAGAAACGAGTGCAAGCTCTCGCCGTCCCGTCCTGACCTCGACCAGCCATAGCTGAACGTGCCGTAGCCGCCCTCGATCAAAAGGTTCCCCGTCCGCTCGTCGATCAGGATCAGGTGATACTCCGGCCAGCATTGCACCTTGCCGTCCTCAAGGGCGGAGAGAAAACGCTGACCGTTACGGACTTCGTATGCCTTTGGACCTTCTGCCTCGCGGCAGTCGAAATAGGGTCCGACGTGGATGCTCATGCGGCCTCCGTGGTAAAAAGATCAGTCTGGTTGCCCCACGCTTGCCAACCTGGCCGGCGCGTGCGGGCAAAGAGCTCAACCCGGGGGACGTCCCCGAACAGGCTCACGATGTCGTCGGCGATCCGGTCGGGCTTGCGGCTGTGGTCGCGCACCGGCTCGACGATCAGCTGGCGGACGGCGGCGCTCTTGCGTGCCATCGCGCCGGTCACGCCCAACAGACAGGTCTCCGGATTGGCGCGGGTGTAGTAGCCGGTCCCGAGGTGCCAGGCGGTGTCGCGCTTGGTCCGCTTGGCCCAGGTGAAGGCGACGGTGACGTAGCGGAAGCCCCACGCCTTCAAGACGTCGAAGCCCTTGTCGAGCAGCGGATCGACGCACCACAGGAAGCACGCGCAGTCGCGGGCGGCGAGATGGCCGACCGGGAGCGCCGCGATCTGGTCCCACGTCATCGTCGAGTAGTGCTGGCTCGCGTTGCGCCCCTCGCCCTTTTCGGACCAGTTCTCGAACGCCCACGGCGGGTCGGCATGGATCACGCCAAACGAGAAGGGTAAAAGTTCGCCGAAGGGCCAATTCACGGACGATACTCCAACGGCTCGAAATCAACGGGGAAGTCGGGGGTTGCAGGGTAGACCCAGCGCTCGCCGTTCCAGCGGCCAAGCGCGAGGTCGTTGCCTGATTTGACCAGACGGCTCGCCCCGTTGCGGGCGAGATCGTCGATCGGACGCCACGCCATCCGGGCAATGGCAGCGGCGCGGCTCATACGATCACCGTCACGCATTCGGCGGCACGGGTTACCGCCGTGTAAAGCCAGTTCGCGCGGGACTCGCGAAACGATCCGCTCTCATCGAAGACGATCACGTTGTCCCATTGGCTTCCCTGCGACTTGTGGCAGGTGATCGCCCACCCGAAGGTGAATTCCTCGGTGCCGCGCTTTTCGCGCCAATCGAGCTTCTGTTCTGTGCCGTTGAAGAACTGCTCGAACACTTCGATCGATACGGGATCGCGCTTCTCGTCGAGCGAGGTCACTTCCATCGTCAGCCGTCCGCCCAGGTCGACGACCTGGCTGACATCCCAGAGACTGCCGTTGAAGAGGTGCTTGTCGCGCTTGTTGCGCAGGCAGATGAGGCGGTCGCCCTCGGTCGGGTGCCATGATTGGCTGGCACCGCGCAGGCCCTTCATGGAACGGATGCGCTGGTTGAACGACGTGCGGGTCCGGTTCAGGCCGCACAGAAGCTGGTCGGCCTCGATCACCAACTCGCCGAGCCGGTCACGGCCAAGGTCGGCGCTACGTGCAACGAGGCTGCTGCCGTAGCGGCCCGGTTGCAGGCGACGGCCCTCGCGAATGTCCATGCTCATGCGGATGATCGGATTGTCCTGAGCCTGCCGGTGGACCTCGGTCAGCATCGCGTCGGGCTGGGCGTTGATGAAGAAGCCCTCATCCTTGACCGGCGGAAGCTGAGCCGGATCGCCCAGAACGAGGACTCGAGTGCCGAAGCTCAGAAGGTCTTGCGCCAGTTCCTCTCCGACCATGGAGACTTCGTCGACCACGAGCAGCTTGGCGGTGGCCAGCGAGCTTTCGGGATTAAGCTCGAACTCGGCATCCCCGGTGCGCTCGTTGACCTCAACCTTGTAGATCAGCGAATGGATCGTTGAGGCATCGTCGCAGCCCTTCTTGCGCAGGACGAGCGCGGCCTTCCCGGTGAAGGTGGCGTAAAGCACGGTTCCCTTCACCGACTTGGCCAGTTCCTTGGCCAGCGTTGTCTTGCCAGTCCCGGCGTAGCCGAACAGCCGGAAGACCTGCTTACCGTTGGGGTCGGCAAGCCATTGTTTGACACCCTTGATCGCGCCTTCTTGTTGCGGGGACCAACTCACGCTGACTCCAATTCAGATCACTTGGTAGGAAACAATGTCGAACGGGTGCCCCTGGAGCTTCCAATTGCACCCGCCCTTGCCGTCTGCGGCCCATCCAGCGGGCTCACGGGCGGCGGTGTCGTAGCCGTTGCGCAACCGCACCCGGACGCGCTTTCCAGATGTTTCGTCGGGAAAGTGGCCCGGGTTGGTTTGCATCAGGCGGCCACCCCGAGCTCACGCTTCTTCGCGGCGAGCAACCCCTCGACCTCGTCGGCGGGTTCCTTCGGAAGGCTGGCGCACTGGGCCGCGTATTCCTTCTCGACCGACTCAAGGTAGGTCGCGTTCTTCGCGGCACGAATGCCACCCTTGATCTTGTCGACCCACTCGGCCCAAGCTGGATGCTCGTCCTCGCCACCATTGTGGCCGGACTGGGCATCGAGCTCCCGGGCCGTCTGCTCATCAACCTCGGTCATGCCGCGCTCGTCGGTGGTGAGAATCTCGCCGGTCTCGTGGTCGATGACCTCGCCATCAAGCTCGGCTGCGCTGGGTAGGGTGACCGGCTGGCGCTCCTCGACCGCAAGGAAAGCCGCAGCGCTTTCCGCAGCGCGTTCGCTCTCGATGTCGCGCTCGAAGGTTTCGAGAATGTCGCCCGACATCGGCAGCACCTTCGCGTGACGGCGCAGCACCGTCTTGCGGGCCATTTCGCTATACCAGTCGACCCACGGTCCCTTCGGCGGGATCGGCTTGCCCTTGTCCTTGCCGAAGACGACGGTCTTGCCGACCGCGCCAGTCTGGCTCGACTGGCGGACCTTGTCGATCTCGGCCCGGCGCATGACCTCGACCGACCAGTAAGGATCGCCGCCGGTCTCGTTCTTGAGCTTGGCGATGGAATAGGCCGCGACGATCTTGTCGTCCGCGGTCTCCTCCAGCGAAAGCAGGAGGTTGGGCCGATAGCGGAGCGGCGGCTCAAGTCCGACCTCGTAGAGGAAATGGCCGCTTTCAAGATCGGCCAGATAGACCACGCCGGTCTCGATGCTCAGCACCTCGCCGGACTGGAGGATCTTCTTCCGCAACCCGTAGACCATCGGCATCGGCTGAACGAGCCACTTGTCGTAATACTGGCCATCATCGCCCTTAACGCGCGTCTTGAAGGGGACGAGCGCGGCCTCGCGGCCATCGGGAATCAGGCCGTCCTGGGCCAGCTTCATGCTGGCGAGGAGGAAGCTCTGGCGATCGCACTGGAGCAGTTGCGGGTTCTGGATCGCCGCCGTGGCAACGACGCGCTGGAACTTCTCCGGCGTGATATGCGCGGGCAGCACCATCTTGAACTCGTCGGCGCGGCGTGAAAGCTGCGTCTTCAAGACTTCGATGGGGGCGACTTCGCGGCGCTCGGCCGGAAGGTTTGAGGGTGCATTCATGGACTTCTCTCCTTGAGAGTGGCTCAGCGGACGTTGGCCTGAGTGGTGGGCCAGATGCGGCATCCGGGAAGCTCGCGCTTACCCGCGCGCACCAGCCCGGCGATGGCCTTGTCGATCGCTTCGCGGACCTTGGGATTGTCCGAGACCTCGGCGAAGGCGGCGACGTAGTCGGTGACCTGGCTGTTCCAGACCTGCTTGCCCGAGACGGTCGCGCCCGCATCGGAACGGACCGGCTCGCTCCGGACCGCCGCCGCTGGAGCGGCGATCACCGGCACTGCGGCCATCGCTTCGGCGTCGTTGGCGTCGGCGGCTTCCTGGCGCAGGGCTTCGGCGGCAGCGGCTTCCTGAGCCTGACGGCGCTGCTCAGCTTCCTCTGCCAAGCGGGCGGCGCGCTGCTCGGCTTCGCGCTTCGCGACAAATTCGTTCATCACGTTCTCGAACTTGCGCTTCGCACCCGACAGCCGCTCGGCCAGCGCGTTCTTCTCGGCGTCGGCGACCCGCCCCCCGTTGAGGTAGTGGTCTTTCACGGCCTTGTGCGTCGCGTCGACATGCTTGCCGATGTCCCGGCACAGCTTGACCAGATCGCCCGCACGCCCGAGCTCATCTTCGTTGGTCACCTGGACGCGGTCGGCGCAGTCGACGACGTCCTCAAAGCGGACCATGAAGTCGGCGTGATCGCGCAGCAGTTCGTCGCGGAACTCGGCCCGGACCACCTCTTCGAGAGGCGGCTTGTTGTGGCCCACAGTCGCCAGCGGCTGCTGCTGCGTCGGCCAGGGCTTTACGTCATCAAATATCGGTTGTGTCGCCATGGTAGGAACTCCTCAAAATGGCAGTGGGGACTTAGTTGACAGGGGATCCAACCGCCGCCCCCGCTCGGCGTAAGCACTGTCCGGCGCGTTCTCCCGCGCCCAATCACGGCGCGCGATGTAGCGCTGGTATTCCTGCTCGGTGATCTGATCGCCGGCACAGACCGGCCAGACGCGGTCGAAGTCGATGACCTCGCCGTTGAACTCGGCTTGCCAGCGCCACGAGCGGTCGAGCTCCTCGCCGGTCACCGGATCGTGCGGCGGCCCGAACCACAGCCGGACCCCGCCCGTGATCGTGTCGCGTCCAAGACGCAGACGGTAGAATCCCGCGACCGGCTCGCTGACGTCGACCTGGCCGGGGACGTAGACCGGGCGAACTTCGCGTTCGCCGTAGGGGATGCTGCGCTGTCTCAAGCGCCCCGTCCGAACAGCCGCCGCAGCAGCGACACGCGCGGCGCGTCCATCGGCTGGATGCGTCCGTGCCAGTGGCGGCGATCGGCATCGGAGCGGGCATTGATCCCGGCCCAGTTGTTCCGCCCGGTGGTCTGGAAGCGGTGCGCGCTCATGCCGGGCTCCCGGCCCACGCGACCACGATGAAGAAGAGGAAGAGCCCCATCACGGCAAGACCTTCGATCAGCGGACGCGCCTCGGGGTTGTCCTTGCGGACCTCGCGGACCAGTTCGCTCCAGGGCGTCATGCGGCCCCCCAACGCAGCGGATGACGGCGCTCCGCCTCCATCCGGGTATCGTAGGCCCGCGCGAAATCGGGGCGGCTTTCGTAGGCGGTCCAGAGATCGGCGCGCTTGGCCTTATCCCAGGCGCGGACATGGGCGTCGTACCCCATGCGGAATACGGGGCGCTCGCGGAAGGCGAAGGCCATGAGGGCGGCCTCAGCGGCCTTGAGGCAGACGGCGGCGGTGCGGGCAGCGGAGGCCATTACGCGGCGCTCCGTTCCAACGCGATCGCGCCATCAATGTCGTCATTGTCGATCGGGGTCGTGACCCCGGTCCGGCGGCGGAGACCCTGCGGGAAGCCGGTTCGGACCAGCCACTCGAAGCGGGGCTGGCTGGGCTCGAAGTCGTCACTGACGCACAGGAGGACGTCGCAATCCGCGCTGCGGGCTACGTACTCGGTGGTGGGCTGGCGATCGCGGTCGGAAGCGTCTGAGAAAGTGACCAGCGCCCAGCCCTGATAGGGCCGGACGCTGTCAACTGGACTAGCTTGGTATCTGCAGTTTTGCACTGAACCACTCCAGGAAAAATCTCCTGAAATGGTTATGGCATATTAGGATATGCTCGACAAGGAAAAAAGCATACTCCGGTATGCTCTAAATGACGCGAGGTCGGTAGTCCCCGAGCACGATTCCCTTGATCTCGATGCTCGCAATTCCCTCCGGGAGCACCGCTGTATTCGCTGGATTTTGGTGGGCTGGATGGCGCGAACGCGGCCACAGCCAGGCTTGACCTTCGGCGAAGCGCAACTCGCGCAACGTGACCTCGGTTTCTCCTGTCGTTCTGGTAGTTAACGCAATTACATGATCTCCTTCACGCAGCGGCCTAACGTGCTGGGTTTCAACCCAAACCACGACAGATCCACTGGGATATTCGACGTCCATACACGCGCCGCGAACTTCAAATGCCTTGGCGCGCCCCTGATATTCTTTCGCAATTGGCACGTCGACCGCATACCAATCGATCTCCGGCCATTCAATTGATGCAACAAAATTGCCAGTCTCGGTGCGGCCAGAGACCCAAATGCTTGTAGGGGAAGGCAAATCTGGTTCGTCGCCGGTTAATTTCCACAACGGAACCCGTGCCGCCTTGGTTAACTTTTGGTAAGATTCGGAACTGAGTGCCTGACTATGCCCGTTGAGGAAGTTGTAAACGGAGTTCTTGTCGACTCCGGCCTCCTTTGCCCAGGTCGCAATCTTTAGTCCCCGTTCAACAATAAACCGTCTGAGTATCTCGCGCTTTGCGTCTGCTGTCTTTGGCATGTCGCCGACATTATTCGGTTTAGAGCATATGTCGGTATGCTTTTGCTCTTGCGGAGCATATTCCGATATGCTTTCACTCGACGGATGGTTGACCAAACGATTACTCGCCTCCGAGCCGCCCTCAAAGTTCCCGGGTTCACCAAACGTGAGCTCGCTAGAAAAGCCGGTCTTCACCACAACACCCTCCTCGGGTGCGAGCGTGACGACTGGAACCCGACGGCGAACACGCTGCGCGCCCTCGAACCCCACCTGCCAGCGCTGAGCGATGACGCGGCTTGAGCTCCGTCGAACCCGACGGTCGCAGACCCGGAAACGGCGCAACGCCGCGCCGGGGAACTGAGGCGGCTTAATCCGTACACACATTAGAATATGCCAGATTTGGCGAAAGTATCCACCCCGTTAACGAATTGACCCATCCTGAGACATCTCACTACCGGGAGACTTACATGGCGCAACATCCAACACCCCAAGAAGAGCGGAGAGTAATTCGTCAGGCATTGTTGGTTTTGCTGCTGTTTTCCGCCGCTTGGGCCAGCATATTCATCTCTCTTGGCTGGATCCTCCACGGCTATTTCGGGTGTGATCTGGTATGAGCGGAACCGTCACCTCGCTCGTCGAGCAACGGGTCTGCAAGCTGATCCGGGATGTCATGGGCTTTAGCTGGGCCAGGTCGGTCCGCCCCGAGTCGTGCGTCGCCGACCTCCACCTCGACAGCCTCTACCTCGTCGGCCTCGCCGTCGCGCTGGAGGATCGTTTCGAGATCGAAGTCAGCGATGACGCGATCTGCGACGCCAAGACTGTCGCCGACATCGTCGCACTGGTCGACCGCGCCCTCGCTCGCAAGCAGCCGGTGACCGCATGAAGCTCCCGGGCTTCCTCGCCCCGCTGCGCAGCGCTGGCGCCAGCCCGTCGCCCGTGGCCTCGGCCACCCCCAATCCTGGCCGGGAACTGGCCCTCGTCGGAGCCGCCAAGCGCAAGGCCGAAGCCAAGGCCAAATTCCGCGCCTTCCACCGCCAGATGCGGGCCGATCTCGATCTTCCGCCCGCCCCCGAATTCGATGACCGCTGAGCGGTCTTCCCCACCTTCCCCAACCAAGGAACCAACGATGGACAATCAGAACCGCGTCGACAGCACCTCCGACGCCCGCACGGTCAACAACACCATGCGGCACGCCTACCGCGTCCTCACCGACGAGGAGAAGGCCGCGATGCAGAAGGTCAAGGACGACGGCCTCGCCTTCCACGAACTCGTCGACAGCCTCGGCAGCAGCCGGGAACTCAGCCTCGCCAAAACCAAGATCGAGGAAGCCGTCATGTGGGCGGTCAAGCACCTGACCGCCTGAGCCAACTCTCCCACCACAAGCCGAAAAGGAATTCCCATGGCTGAATGCACTGACGACCGCTTGCGCCTTCTGATCGAACGGGTCGAGCGCCTGGAAGAAGAGAAAAAGGGCATCGGCGACGACATCAAGGACGTCTACGGCGAAGCGAAGGCGGTTGGCTACGACGTCAAGATCATGCGCCAGATCGTCCGCGAGCGGAAGATGAACCCCGACGACCGCCGCGAGCACGAGTCCATGCTCGACGTCTACCGCGCCTCGCTCGGCATGGACTTCTCCGCAACCCCGCTGGGCTCCGCGACGATCAAGCGGGTCGAGCGGGAAATGCGGGCCCACTGAGCATGATCCGCATCCTCGTCCCCGGACAGCCGGTGGCCAAGGGCAGGCCGAAGATCACCACGATCGGCGGCAAGCCCCGCGCCTACACGCCAGAAAAGACCGTTCGTTACGAGAACCTCGTCGCGCTGGCCGGGGCCAAGGTGATGGATGGCCGGGAACTGCTGGAAGGACCGTTGCGCCTGACGATCTTCGCGCACTTCCAACTGCCGAAGAAGGTCTCGAAGGAACGCCGGGCCAAGGCTGCGGCCGGACAGGACTGGCACACATCCAGGCCCGACGGCGACAACGTCCTCAAGGCGGTCGGCGATGCCCTCAACGGCATCGTCTGGCGCGACGATGCCCAGATCGCCCACCCCGAGATCATCAAGCTCTACCGGGAAATCCCCGAGCTCGTGATCGAGGTCCGGCCCCTGCCCTGAACTCCCCGGAGGGCGGGATGTTCAACAGAGCCCCCGCCCCGAGGATGACTTTAGGGAGTATCTACATGCGATCCAGAATTTCCACCCTGAGCGCCCTTGCAGCGGCGGTTGCCGCCGGAATGTCCGCGCGCCTATCGAACCGGGTCTACGGAGACCGCGCAATCGGCCGCGCCATCACCATGTCGAAGAAGGCCAAGGTCTACGGGGCCAGCGCCTTCCGTCACCTGCCGCATCAGGGCAACCGTGAGATCGAGCGCCGTCTGCGCCAAGCGGCCCGCAACGAGGAGCGCCAGCGCGCCCGGGCTGCGAAGCTGTTCTACAACCCGGGCATCGACCGCCTCTCCCGGCGTGGACGCGCGGTGGCATGAGCAACCCGATCGCCTTCGGCGTCATGCGCAAGGCCTGTCTTCTGACGGGCCTTGATGCAGCAGGAATCCGCCAGAAGAACCGCAAGCCGGAATTCGCTTGGGTCCGACAGGCGATCATCTTCACGCTGCGCGAGCGCACGGGGATGACGATGAGGGCGGTCGCCGAATTCGTCGGCCTCGCTGATCACAAGAGCGTGGCTGACGCTTGCGCGAAGGCGGCGGCCCGGAAGGACCATGATGCCGACTTTGCCGCTCTGGTCACGGCGCTGCTTACCGCGCCCAAAGCCAAGTCCGAGACGCCGGACCTGGAGAGCAAGGCCGGTCCCCGCCGGGAGACCGTGCGCCTGTTCCAGCGCAAGACCCCGGACCGCCGCTATGACGACGTCTTCGAAATCGCGGGCAAGGCCTACGCGCTCGATGACGACGGCATGACCCGCGAGGAGAACCGCGACCTGGACCGTCAGGCCCGGGGATGCGTCCGCCTCGCCACCGCAATTCGCAACCTCCGAACGGGGATGGCCGCCGCATGAGCGACACCACCGCTGAATCCGCCCGCTGGCTACACGTCGAGAAGGGCCTCTCTATTAACGAGTGCTCCCGCCAACTCGGCATCACCCCGAGCGCGGTCCACAACGCCCTGCGCCGTGCCGGCGTTGGAGCCCCGAAGGACAGGAAGGCGGCGGCCCGTATGCGCGTAACGCACGGCCATGTCGCCAGTGCCGGTCACGACCATTCCCGCAACCCGATCCTGATCCAGCAGCGCGATCCCTGCTTCGGCTGCGGCATCCCGCTCGATCGCCATGACGAGCTCGGCTGCAAGCGCTGGAGGCCCGGTCTGTGAGCAGCGGCGGCTGGTTCCGGCTTCACCGCGGTTGGCGGGACAACCCCCTTTTCCGGGGCGAGTTCTCGCGTGCCGACGCTTGGATCTGGCTGATTGAAAACGCTTGCTGGAGGCCGACCCGGTTCGACGTCCGGGGCAAGATCGTGACCCTGGATCGGGGCCAACTGTCTGTAACTCTTAGGCAATTGGCGGACGTCTGGGGCTGGTCAAAATCGTCGGTCGAGCGGTTTCTGACCCGTCTCGAAACCGAGACAATGATCACGCAGGAAACGGGACAAGGAAAAAGCGTCCTAACTATCTGTAATTACGCCAAATATCAGGACGTGACAGAAGCCGGTTGGGACAAAGCTGGGACACAAACCGGGACAAAGCTGGGACAAAGCTGGGACATAAAAGAAGAAGGTAAGAAGGAAAGAAGAGAAGAAGATAATACCCCCCTACCCCCCGCAGCCGCCAACGATGGCGATGATGATGATGAAGGGGATGATGGGACGGGGTCTCCTCCTTCGCCGCCTGAGCCTCCCGCGAAGCCCAAGGCCAAAGTGAAGCCCAAGCAAACTTTTACCCTACCCGACTGGCTCCCGCTCGATCCGTGGCGCGCGTTCCTCGGGATGCGGAAGAAGATGGGCAAGGAACCCACCGACCGCGCCGTCGAGCTCCTCGTCGCCAAGCTCGATCGCTTCCGGGCCAACGGCCACGACCCGGGCCAGGTGCTCGATCAATCCACCGTGAGCAATTGGATCGACGTCTACGAGATCAAGGAACCCCGCAATGACACAGGCACTTCGCGCAGTAACGAACGAGACAACCGGGACGGCTTTGTCGTTGCCCTCGACCGGCGGCTTGACGAGCTACGACCTGGAGAACCTTCCGGCGCGTCTGGACGACCGGACGCTGGCGATGGTGGAAGACCTGGCGAGCTCCCCTTTGCCGCCCCTCCTGCCCTGCGATGAGGACTTCTTCCTCAAGTGCCTCCGCAGCCTGTCGATCCTGCCGAAGCGCAAGGACGATGCGCTGAGCGGCGAACTGAGGGCCGGTCTCTACTACCGCAAACTCAAGGGCTACCCCAAGGACGCGATGAGCTTCCTCGTCTCGGAGGCGCTGGAGCGCTGTGAGTGGTTTCCGAGCATCAAGGAGTGCCTCGACATGCTCGGGCGCTGGAAACGCGCTGACGAGGCTCTGGTTGCCAAATTGGCAGCGGGACAGATCGCCCGTCGGGAGCGCCTTGCCCGCCTCAACGAGACGATGGCCGCCCTGGAGCGCGGAGAGCTCGACGGAGACGCGATCGCCGCCCTGCCTGAACGCTTCCGCGACATCGCCGAGACCCGCGCCCTGATCTGGGTAGATCCAGACGGCAGCTACCGCCCTCGCCCGCTCTACACGCCGCTGCAGGGCAACGACGGCCCGGTCTCCGCCGAGGAACTGGCCAAGCTGCAAGAGGGGCTCAGGGTTGGCCAATGAGTGCCTGGCAGATCGCCCGCAAACGCAACGAGCATCTCAAGTCGGTCGGCCGCACCGACATTCACTGGATCGTCGACAAGTCGGGCCAGCTTCGCCTCGAACCTACCACCAAGCCAAGGAGCAAGCTCCACGATGACTGAACCTCGTTCCCGGACATCCCTGACCGCCTACGCCGCCTCGATGCGCGATCCTGATCCGGAAGGGGCGCGGCGTCTGGCCGGGCAAGCGTGGCGCGATTCCGGCATCGTCGTGATCTTCCCGGGACAGCTCGACAAGCTCGATCAGATGTTCGTCGAGGCCGCCGCGAACCGGCTCTACGGCAAGCGCAAATGAGCCAGGCCGCGATCAACTTTAGCAACTTTCAACACGCGCCGCGTGCCACCACCACAGCAGGAGGAAACGAGACCATGGGCAAAGCAATCGCGCCGACGGAGAAGCGCACGGACAGGCTCCTGCGCGCACGCCGGGCATTGGCCAAGGTCGAGAAGGAAGCGAAGGCCGCAACCCCGGCAGGTGGCCGGATGGACGCCTCGTGGCAGATCGCCATCGAACAGGCGAAGCGCGAGCTCTTCAACCGCGAGCTCCACGACAAATACGGGCACAAGCGCGGCACACCCGAGACCTATGCCAAGATCGAGGCGCTCCCGGCCAATCGCCGGCAGTCGCCGATCGATCGGATGTATGAGGATGGGCAGGTCACCATCGAGCAGCAGAACGCGGCGCATGAGATCGAGTCGGTCGCCGAAGCGATTGAGCGCGGTGTCTCGGTGCGCGGGGCCAGCCTCGAAGCCCGCGTCGACAATGCCGGAGCGGGTCGGGACATGCTGATCGAGAGCTTGGGGCGGGTGCGGCTCGAAGTCGCCTATACCGCCTGGCGCAACCACCTCCCGATGCCGCGCCGGATGATCCTCGACATGATCCTGTCGAACCGCTCGCTCGTCGCCACGGCCCGGGTCTATGGGGTGCCGTGGCGACAGGCCCGTCAGCGCTTGCTCGATGCGCTGGACCTCTGGCTCTCGCTCAAGGCTGCGACCTGGAAGGCGATCGACGCGGAGGACGTCGCCGCGATTTACTCCAAGCTGGGCTGCGGGATACTCCTGCCGCCGAAGCCGAAGCAGGTTGAGGCCTAGAGGCGATCGAGGCCTAGTCCTCGATCGGCGGACGACCCCGGCGACGCGGCACCGGCATGAAGCGTCGGGGCAGTTCGCCGCGGTCGAGCATCTCCAGCAGTCGGATCAGCGGACCCGATGCGGTGCGCTCGCCGGATTCGAGGAAGCGGATGTGGCGGCCATCGTTTCCGGCCAGGCCGAGCACCTCGGCAAGTTCACGGGCCGAGAGCCCCGCACGCTTGCGGATCGCCTTGATCTGGGCGGGGCTCAGTTCTTCGAGCGGCATCTCAATCTTCTCCGTGCTTGCAACCGTAGGGGCAGGTGGACTTGGGGCGACGGTTAACCGGGCACGGCTCGTCGCCGGGGTCTTCTTCGTCGTCTTCGTCTTCGGCGGTTTCGTCATTGTCGTTCCTGCTCACGGCACAAGCGCCGTGCGGATCGCCGTATGCGGAACTACTAAGCGTTTGGTTAACGGGCTCGACATCGAGCGTGGCGGCGACATCGGGATAGCGCTCGCGCAGCTTGCGTTCGAGGAACGCCGGGCAATGCTCCCAGTCATAGGGAGCGGTCTCGACCTGGGCCGCGCGATCCGCCTCCCACGCGGCTTCGCATTCATCGACCCAACCGATCACCACATGCCGAGCGGGCGGCGTCCCATCCTCGTCGACCAAGGCGCGGGCCAGCGGTTCCAGCGGGCCGCCGCCGAGGAGCTCCTGCAGCGCCTCCCACAGGCACATCGCGGTTTCCATGTTGGCGCGGGTGTAAGAGCGCATCGATCAGGCCTCCCGGCTTTGGCGAGCTTCCCGCTCGGCCTTGAGCTTCTTCCAGTGCCAACCCCGCGACCATTCACCGGTTTCCCAGTCGATCCGGTCGTTGTTATCCATGAGATATTGGCCGGTCGGGCGATCCAGGCCGCGATTGCGTAATTCGCGCTCGATGGCGCGGGCCCCGGGCTTCATGACCGACGCCAAGCCCCATTCCTTGCCGCTGTCGTCGGCGTGGTGATAGCTGATTTGCCCCGCGTAGGCGTGCCAGGCGGCGGTGACGTCAGCATCGGACGCGCTGTCAAGGTCGAGCGCTTCGGCATCTTTGAAAAGCATTCGGGTCATCGCTCAGGCCTCCTGGCTGCGGTTGTCGTAGAGCGGGACCATCCCCGGGTGCCACGGTTCCACCGGCCAGACGCGGCCATTGTAGGAGATCCTGGCGAACGGGATGTCGGCGCCGAGCACGGTGCCGCCGGGGAACTCGCTGGATCCGAGGCCGCTCTGCTCGCGCTGGGAGCAGTAGAGATCCGACGCCTCGCGGTAGTTGGTGACGGGCCACTGGCCCCGGCGGGGGATGTCGAGAACAAGGGGACTGGTCATGCTGCGGCTCCCTTCAATTCAGTCTCGGTTCCGCGTGCGATCCGGTAGGTTACCTTGATGGCATTGGCGCGATCTGCACCGGCAGCGAGCGCATCGGCTTCGCTATCGAAGCTGCGGCAATGAGGGTGCAGCACGACGGTCCCACGACCGTTACGCTTGGCAACCCACCACGTCACAAAATGCTGACCGGCGCTGTGGCGCGAGTAGCGGAACCAAGGAAGGGGCTGGGTGGTCATCTCATCAATCCTGTTTCAGGCGGGCCGCTGGCCCTGTGGTGATGGGTGGCGGGCCGGAGCCCGCCGGGCTGGATCTCAGAAGTTGAAGTCGTGGAACTTGCGGCGTCCGGCGTAGGCATTGCCGCCAGTGTCGTGCAGCGCGCCGGAGTTGGCCCGCTTCCACTTGCGGCGCTCGTTGCCCTCCGGGTCGCTCCAGCGGCGGAGCGAAATCTTGATGACGTGCCCCTCGGGGTCCGCCTTGTAGCTGTAACGCTGATCCCGCTGGTTCGAGCAGTGCGCGGCGAACCCACCGGCATGGAAGACGAGCTCGTCGCGGTTGAGCAGCGTCGCCGCGTCCTGGCGCAGGGTCATCGTCGTCGCGGTCTTCGCGATGATCGTGAAGGCGTCGACGTCGGTGTAGCTCTTGACGCTCACGCCGTCGCCGATGGCCAGGGCCGTGATTGCGTCCGCGCTCGCGTTGATCTCGGCGGTGCGCTCTGCGTTGTAGCTGTTGTGGGGCATCTTGCATTCTCCTGTCGGATGGACCGCTGGTCCGTTTGCTGATGATTTAACTTAGGCACTAAGACCCTATAAGGCAACAAAAAAGCGACACAAACGGCTGATTTCTGCGGTTTATTTCAGGTCGGCGAAGAGATCCAGGCCGTCGAGATCGTCCTGCGGCTTGGACGAGCGCAGCGGTGCGGCGGCCAGCAGCTTGGCATGGAGCACGGCGCGTCGGTGGCGTTCGGCGGCGCGCTTGGCGGGTTGCGCGTCCAGGCTTGCCTGAGCCAGTGGGCGCGGCTTCGGCTCGGCGCGGCCACTGTGGCGCAGGCTCAGGGCTGTCCGAATGTAGGCCTCGCGGCGTTCCGGCGTCCCCTTACCCCCGGTGCAGGCGTCATACCATTCGCCCGCCTCCCGACGCTTATCGGCGAGGTCATCATGGATCATGCTGCTACTCCTGTGATCTCGGCACGGCCAGATCGTCGCTTGCCGGGGCGAATAGGTCCATCTGGCTCATTGCGACTCACCCCACCTGCGGCGGACCGGCCTCCAGATGCCGTCGGCGCCCGGGGCGGTCTCCATGTGGCAGGTGCCCACGCCATCGAAGAACTTGGCCACCTTGTAGCCGTCGCGGCAGATGTAGAGGCGGCCCCGGTGCGGGCCGTCGCCGTCCCAGCGCGCCACCTCGACCGGCATCCCCAGATAGGGTCCGAACAGGTCGCCGGTCATGCCTCGTCCTCGTCCTCGAGCTCGTCGTTGCGGAACTGGAACAGGTGCGCGCCGTGGTCCGGGCACGAGGCCCGGTAGATCGGGCCATCCTCGTCGCGGCCGACCTCGATCGGCGAGGCCGGATCGCTTGCGCTCATCTCGAAGCTCAGGCGGCGGCTGCATGTCGGGCAGGACTCGAAGTCGTCGTCCGACAGCAGCCACACGGTCTTCGGCGCGGCCATCAGATGTCCTCCACGCCGAGCGGGAACGGGCCGCCCGCTTCCATGTTCAGGAAGCCGCGGAACTGGATCTCGGGGAGCCGCCACTCGGCGTGCTGCAGCGGCGGCTCGATCTCTCCAGGCGCGGCGAGGAGCTCGGCGCTCTTCACCGTCCCGCCGTGGTAGATCACCTCCAGCGCAGCCAGCGCGGCCATGTCGCGGTCGGGGAAGCCGTAGACCCGGCAGGTCTCGTGCGCCCCATACTTGGTCTCGACCTTGAGCTGGTGGACGTTGGCCTCCGCTCGCGGCAACAGGGTCTGGATCGCAGCCATCGCTCAAGCCTCCGTCTTGTGGCGGACGCCGATGCCGATGTCCGAGAAGCCGCTGATCGACTTGAGCGCGCCGCCATTCGTCATGGCGAGGAGCTCAGTGCCCCACTGCGTCGTCTTCTGGCCGACGACCCAGCCCTTCTCGGAGCCGTGCATCGCTCCGTAGTGGAACTCGACCTCGGCACCGATGAAGCTGGAGGCGTTGGCCTCGGTGATTGGCAGGTAACCCATTCTGCATCCCCTTGCTGGGTGGTCCGGGAGGACCGTTGCTCGATGCTTTAATCTAGGAACAATGACCCTAAAAAGCAAGTATAAAGCGCAGAAATAAGCCATTTTTCAGCACTCCTCGGCTACTCCCAAGCCCACTTCTCATGCGGGTATCCGTGGTCCTCGGCGGCCACCTCGACCGGGATGTCCAGGCCAGCGCGCAAGAGCTCGACCGCCTTGGTCACCGTCGCGCTGCCGGTCTGCCCTTCACGCGGATAGATGACGATCGACAGGGCGGCGGGCGCGTGGCCGGCGAGCGACCATTCGGCGGGCCAGGCGCGGGCATGGCCTTCGCGGTCCTCACCCCAGCCCGGGAAGTTCTCACCCTCGCAGTTCTTGAGCAGTCCGCCGACCGAGCCGCCCGAATATGCCCACATGCCCGCCTCTTTCAGGATCGCCTCGGCCCGACCGCTGAGCTCATGGGCGGCCCTATACGCGCTCGTGCGTCGCTGCTCGCGGGCCTTCTCGACCTCCAGCGCGGCGGCCCACTCCTCGGCCAGATTGATCCCGCCGAAGTGCAGCGGCGGGCACTGGCTGATCATCCAGCGGGCGAGATCCTCGGCCTGGCGCTTCGTGCCGTCGCCGTCTCCCCAGCACCCAGCCATCGTCATGGCCAGGGTCTTCATCTTGCGGCGGAAGGCCGCGAGCATGGCTGCGGCGCGGGTCTCATAGACCTCGTAGCCATACGGGCCGCCGCCACCCCCAGTTCCCAGCGCATAGGATTCCTTCGTTCGCCAGCCCCGGTCGCCGTGCCACAGCGTCAGCGCGTAGAACGGTCCGTCGCGCCCGCCGCGATCGTCGCCCTTGCCCCACTTGATCCGCTCAACCGTCGTGCGGGCGAGCTCTTCGGTCTCGGTGGCCTTGTAGGTTTCCCAACCGTCGCGGTTGGCGTGGTCGACCACGATCCGCTCGATCGCCTCGAACCGCATCGGCGGGGCCATCAGCCCCAGCATGTCGAGTTGGCCCAGCATCACAGCAACCTCGGCTCGTTGGCGTGCTGGAACAGGGCCAGTTCGCTCGTGTCGTGCTGCTCTGCGGTGGAGCGCTTGGGCGAGGCCAGGCGAAGCGCGAGGATGCTGCGTTCGCGGTCCGCCTCCTGGGCGGGGCCGAGTCCGTCCGAGCGACCGCTTGGCGCGGTCCCCATGATGTCGGGGAGGAGCGATGTCGCCATGGCTCAGCCTCCCGCCTTGGCGAGGTAGCAGACGTTGCCGCTCCGCATCCACTGGTTGTAGGCCTTAGCCTGGGCCTCCGCCGCCGCCATGGTCGGGAACTCGACGATCTCGCCGTCCCTCTTCACCCAGGCCTCGGCCGCACCGAACATCGAGGCGCGGCTGCGGACAGCGAGGATACGGAACGGCCCCTGCGCTTCGGTGGTCATCGCTCAGGCCTCCTTCTCGATGCGGTCGAAGAGCGCGGCGATCTCGGAGAGGAGGTCGCCCTCCTTGCGGCACATCGGATGGACGACCCCTTCCAGCGCGGTCTCGGCCTTGCGCAGCAGTGCGGCCAGTTGGTCACCGTGGCGCAACAGGCGAAGCCGGGTGCGTTCCTCGTCGATCCTGGCGATCTCTGCCCGGTCGGTGATCTCGTACTCTTCGAGGCTGACCTCGCCGCAGTCGTTGCACCACTGGTCATCGTACTCGGAGTTCAGCACCGATTCCTGCGTGACGACGTCCCATCCGGACGTCGCGTCATTTCCGCAATGGTCGCCGCCGCACTCCGGGCAGCGGTAGTCGGTGTAGCCGAGCTTCTTCGTCGACGGCACGTCGCTCTGGTAGATCTCGGCCTCCTCGCGGACGCGGTGGACGCTGCCGGACTGGAGTTCGATGCCGGAATCGCCGTCGGCATCGGTGAGCCGGGCGACGTCCTGGACGATCTTGTCGAGGAGCTCGCTGGCGCTCAGCGTGGCATCGGCCGAATAGGTCAAGGTGACCGTGGCGCGGACTTCCTGTTGCATAGTCTCGGGCATGGGGTTCTCCGTGGTAGGGTTGAGGATCAGGCTGCGCACAGGTGCGAGGTGGAAACGCGGACCTCGCCGGGGCCCCAGCAGCCGCGGTGGTCGATCTCGTGGACCAGGCAGCAATCGTCGGTATCCGGATCGCCGATCCCCGACGCGAAGTGTGCGCGGGCCACAACCAGCGTCTTGTCGCGCAGGTGCGGGAGCATCCGGCCCAGATAGTGGACCTTGTCGCCGGTCTGGAAATTGCTGGCCTTGGTCATCGTCTTCGTCCCCTTGTGGGTGGACCGTTGGTCCGTTTCTGATGCTCTTAATCTAGGAACTAGGTGCCTAAATGTAAACAAGAAAATGGCTCAAACGCGCGGTTTTTGCATGATCAACATCACCGTGTTCACGTTCGTCCCGGCGTGCGCGAAGGACCGCTCGGGCAGGTCGCGCCAGTTCCATCGTCCGTGGTAAGTATCGCTCTGCGCGATCAGGTCGTGCAGCGCCTTGTGCCTGGCATCGGTGGCAAACTCGGCACGGGCCGACATTACTGCGACGAGGATGCCGCCGGGGCGCAAGAACTGGTAAGCGTGGCGGACGTGGTCGCAGTCCCGGCCCCGGTCGAACGGCGGGTTCATCACGATCCGGTCGAAGCTCGCGAAGTGGGCTGGATCGCACTGGAGGAAGTCGCGCTCCTCGACCTTGGGGAAGCGATGGACGGCGCGCAACTCATGGGCGAGGCCGGGCTGGAGCTCGATGCACATAACCTGGCCGCCTTTGGCGCGGGCCGCCTTGGCCAGCATTCCCGTCCCCGCGCTGGGCTCCAGCACGGTCATCCCCTCGCGGATCTCGGCCAGCCCGATCACCCGCTGGGCGACGTCCTCCGACGAGTTGAACGCGCCAAAGTATTTCGCGGGTGCGGTGTGATAGAGCGGCCCGGCCTCGTAGCTCGGCCCCTCACCCCTGTCCCCTTCGACTGGATTGTAATATTCGAGGAGCAACTCGTTGACCTTGGCGAGCAAATCCTTGCGCGTAAACCACAGGTGGACGTTGCCGTTCTTGAACGTGTCGACCTTGAAATAGTCACCGATGGTCCGCCCCCGCGACCGGCTGGCGATTTGGCTGGCAATGGACTGGCCCTCGGACAGCGGCGGCTGCTCGTCCAGTTCGCGGAAGATCCGCTCGACGTCGCGCAGCGTGTCGCGGCGGTCGTAGCAATTCCAGCCCCCATATTCGGACAGGGCGCCATCGATGATCAGGCGGTTACCGATGGCAAAGGCGTCGTGGCTCCGGAAGCGCCGGTCCATCGCCATGAACACGTTGGCGATCCCGCGCAGATACATCTCGCGGCGATTGCTCCAGATGTTGCCGAAGGTCGCGGCGCAGTTCTCCGGGGTGAAGGGTGGCGGCGTCTCGCGCAGCCCGGCGTGGAACTCCTCGCGCGCCTGGCGATCAAGTAGCTGGTCGAAGCCGAGGTGCTTCATCAGGTGGTCCCAGCAGCGCCGGTCGACCGCTGCGGTCACGCTTTCGGCGAAGACCTCACGCGCCGGGCGCGTCACTTGCTTGCGGCCCTCGCGGTCCCATTCCGTCACCTCGCCACCGGCCAGGAATCGCGCGGTAAACTCGTCGCGCCCGTGCCCCCCGTTGGCCGATAGGCCGATGCTCCCGCCGATCGATGCACGCCCTGCGGCCTCGGTGTTGGCGTGGAGCATGTCGTAAGTCTCCAGCCAGAGGGCGATGGCCTTGTCACGACCGGCGGTGAGGTCGCCGATGTTCTCCAGGTGCGCGAGCGCGGTCGCCTCGGTCATGCGGCACCTGCCAGCTCGAACGCCGTCAGCACGAACGGTCCGTCGATCCCGGCGTCAGCGAGCGTGAGGATCGCATCCTCGCTCGCACCGTTCTGCGGAACCGGGACCACCCCGTCGCAGCCGTCGGTGTCGTAGTCGACCACGACGTATTCAACCGGCACCCCGGCGCTGATGACTTCGACGATCCCGTCCTTCACGACGACCGCGATCTTGACCGGCTCGCTCATGCCCGGGCTCCCTTCACCGAGACGACCTTGAAGTTGTATTCGTCGATGCACTCGAACTTGAAGCGGCTCGCATTTTCCTCGTGCCCCCAGTGGACCTGATCCTTGATCAGCGAGCGCACCTCCTTGCGCGCCTGGGCGGCAGTGAGCCAGTCCGGGCAGCGGACGGTGACGGTCATCGTCACCTCTTTCGTCTTCTTCGTCGTCTTCGGCATTGTAGGTCTCCCCTGTTGGGATGGATGCCCGGTCCGACCCGCCGGGCTCGGGTGCGCCGATCAGCGCAGGGCCATCACGCTCCGCTGACCGGAGCCGACGCCGCTGTGGAAGCGGACGTTCCCGCCCGCCGAGTGCCCGGCCCCGAAGGCCGAGTTCTGGTTGACCGTCGTCCGGCGGCCCTTGCTGAGGGTGATCCCGTTGGCGTCGAGCCAGTCCTTCACCAGCGATTTGCGGACGACGACCAGATCGCAGCCGTTGCCCTTGATCGGCACGACCTTCTCGCGCTCGGCCGCGCGTTCCGCGGTCATCGCGTTGAGCGTGTCGATCATCCGGAGCGCCATGCCGCTCTGGAAGTCATGGACCCAAGCGAGGCGCGCCTTGCCCATGACCAGCGGCTCCCCGCCCCGGCGGCGCTCCTCGTTCTCCTCCTGCAGCGCCTTGGCGGCAGCGCCTTCCATCGCGCCGTAGCAGATGTCGAGCAGGTAGCCCGCGATCTCGACCTCGTGAGCCAGGCCGACGATCTGGAGGCGGTTGGTCACCTCCTCGCGGGCACTGGCTTCGCCGAACAGGTTATATTCGACGGTGCGCTCCGGAGCCTTGCGCCGGAAGATCGTGCAGCCGGTGAAGCGGGCCACCGCGCCGCTCATCAGGCAGACCGCATGGTCGTTGCTGGCCCGGTTGAAGTAGGCCGCGCTGGCCTTGTCCTGGCCGGCGATCACGTCGGCGTCGGTGACGTTGAACTTGTCCATCAGCTTCGCGGCCATCGCGGCGGCGGTCATGGCTTCGGCTTCGGTGCAGCCGTTGTCGGTGGTGCGGTCCAACAGCTTGCGGATGCGGTCAATGATGCTTTCATTCGACATGGTGGTCTCCGTGGTAGGAAGGAGGCCCGGCTCTGCCGCCGGGCTGGGGTATCTGAGGAAAGGTAGCGCCGGACCGGAGCCCGGCGCTAACCGATCAGCGGTTAAGGGAGATCAGGACGCCGAGGATCGCGACGCCCAATGCGGTGACAGCGGTCTGGGCGCCGATGAGGCGCAGCGCCATAGCATTGAGCTCGGCCTTGAGATCGGCTCGCGTCACGAGATCGGTTTTAACATCGATCATGGTGTCGGCCAATGCCTCGGCCTGGCGGCGGTTGAAGCCGCTGGCTTCGAGCCGCTTCACTGCGGCGATGGGGTTGAAAGCGTTCATTCTGCACTCCCGTCTTAGGTGGTCCGTGGGACCGTTTGCTGATGATTAAGACTAGGAACATAGTGCCGGAATGTAAACAAAAAAAGCCCGGAAACCCGCAGTTTCCGAGCGTTTTTTTAGACGTTGACTGAGGTCCAGATCAGGCGCGTTCGGACAGCAGCGTGGACATCCGCTCCAGCGTCGGGGCGTGGAGCGTGCCTAGCTCTTCGCGCTGCTCGCGAGGCACTGCCCGCCAAGCGCCATTGCGCCCGGCGATGAAGTAGAAGCGCCCCGCCGAGTCCCATCCGCGGTAGGGGGCGGACTGGTAGCCGTGGCGGTAAATGCGCCGCTCGATGTTCTTGGGCAGAGGTGCTGACATGGGTCGACCTCCTCAAACCAAGGTGAGCTGGTGGGCGGGCGGCTCGCCGCCGTGGTGGCTCCAGGCACGCTTGCGCCAGTCGCGGGCATGGCGGTTCCGGTCGATCTGGTTGCGATCGGCAGGGACTTCCCCGGCGCCGTCGCAGTTCCAGCAGCCGATATGCGAATTCGGCGCGGCCATCTTGCCCGTGCCACCGCAGAACTCGCACTCGTTCCAGGCCGTGACCGGCGGGACCGGCGGCAGCGCTTCGAGCGCTTGGAGCACGTCGAGCGGGGCGCGATCCTCGCACGGCCCCATGCCCTCGTCCATGCTCTTGTAGCCGAACGGCGCCTTCTGGATCAGAAACACGGCAGCGAAGACTTGCCGCTCCTCCGCCGCGCGCTCGTGCTGCTGGACGTGCTCGACGGCGGCGTAATAGGCGTCGCCGACGATCCCCGAGGCGAGAACGCGACCGCTCGTGCCTTCGCGTTCCCAAGTGCAGATGCTGTCACATTCGGCTTTCGGGTCGGTGACCCGGTCGTTGCCGTAAACAATCCATCCCATTTGCTTGCTCCGTGGTAGGAATGCCGGGAAGCCGCCCGGCGCGGGCTGGAGGGAAAGGGTCTAGCGGGCGGCGTCCTCGGCTACGGCGGTCGCCTTGGCGATCGCATCGAGGAGCGTCATCTCGGGGTCGGCGTCGCTGGTGAACTGGACGAGGATCGTCTCCTGATCGCCGTCCCAGTCCGCCGGGTAGGTGCAGACGATCCAGTTATCGACGGTCGGCAGTCCGCCGCCATCCAGGCACGTCGCCCAGACGTGGGGGCCGTTGGGCCAGTAGCGCGAGGCGACGGTGCAGCCACCGCCCGCAAGCTCGGGCTCGAAGCCAGCGGGCAGGATGTCGAAGATATTCGGCTCCGGCGATTCCTCCTCCCACTCGAAGGTCGGAAGCTCGTCGATCGTGCTCGCGTCGCAGTCGAACATTACCCATTCGCAACCTTCGCGCCGCGCGACGTGGAGCGCCGAGCGGAGATCCAGCGGGACGTCGACGCCTTCGGTGTCCTCGGCGACGTAGACGAACCAGCCATAGTCGCCCTTCTCGAAGGCGGCCCACGGGCAGCTATGCAGCCACTCGTTGCAGGTTTTCGGCGACAGATGAGTGGTCGACAGGACCAGCAACTTCTCGATCGGCATCTCGGCCATTGCAGTCTCTCCTGGCAGGGGCGGCGCTGGGGCCGCCCCGGGAATGGGTGTCAGATGAGCCCGGCGGCGCGGGCAGCTTCCCAACTGGTGAAGCCGATCACGGTCGGCGGCGGCGGGGTGTAGTCCGTCCCCTCGGGCGTCCACTGGACCACCCGGCGGACATCGGAGAGCGTGAGCATCGTCCCCACCGTCGCGCCCTCGCTATTGGTGCCGGCGAGCAGCATCCGGCCAGCGAAGAGCGTCGTCCCCATCCGGAAAGCGCGCTGGCCCGGCTTCAACCGCCCCTCGTCGTCGACGATCAGGCTGACCGTGAGCCCCGTGCGGTCGGTCCCCGCGCTGCGGATGTCGATGCAACCGCAGCCGAGCGTCTGGTAGTAGGCTTGCAGCCCCGGCTCCTGATAGCCCTCGGTGATCGTCTGGGCGGCGGGATCGATCAGGATCATCCGGATCAGGCCGACGGCGGGCTCCGCATGGAACGTGCTGGGCACGGGTGCCGGACGGTGTTCCTCATCGATGCCCCACGGCGCACCCTCGGCGAGATCCGTTTTGTCGCCGCCGGTCATCTCGGTCAGCAGCGTCAGCTTGCGGCAGCTTTCGCTGTCCCGCCAGTCCTGGCCATGCTCGCACGCCTGATAGTCGGCGCAGCGGGCAGCGGCGTTGACCCAGCCCTTGTCGAGCTCGCCGGGCCATTCGCGAAACTGGTAGCCCTCGCCCTGGCTGAAGTCGTTGTCGCCGTAGCGGGCGGCGAGGCTGGCGTGGTTCTCCATGAGCAGCGCCTTACCAATCTGCTGAGGATCGGCGGTCGGGTCGACCATGCGGAGGTAGGCGGTAGCGATGAAGTCTGCGTGAGCGTCTGAGATCATCCAGGCTGACATTTTGGGAAAACTCCGTTCCGTGGTAGGTGCCTATATACTAGGAACATAGTGCCTATTTGGCAAGGGAAAAGTGCCGCAATTCCAAGGTTTTTTGCGCCATCCTTGACTCGTCTCCGAGGCTTTGGCACACCGTCAGCGGTTCTGTGGTAGGAACACCTGCGGCCCGGGCGAGACCTTGACAGTCCCCGGGCCGCTTGACCTCCCCCCTTGATCTGCAACGGAAACGATGGCACTTTCCCATCGTCACGAATTGCGTCAGGCGGCCAGCAGGGCCACAGCCTCCGCCCGGAAGGCCGCCTCCAACCGCTTCAAGTCCACCTGCATCGCTGCGAAGAGATCGGCCATCTGGGCCGCCTTTTCCGGCGCGACCTTGCGGACGGCGGTGATCGTGTTGTCGTCAATCCCGGCGCGCAGCATCGCGGCAAGCTGGTCGACCTTCTGCTCGAAATTGCGGGCCATCCGCACCTCGTCCTTGCTGGGCGGCGGCGGCGGCGCGAACATCTCGACCTGAGCCTCCGCTTCCGCGATCTGGGCGGTCGCAGCTTTGAGCGCCGCCGTGGTCGGGCACAACCCGGCGTTGATCACCTTGAGCAGCCGCGCCTGGCCCGATGAGGACAGCGTTGACAGATACCAGGCTTGCAGGGCGGTGATCTGGTCACCGGCCAGAAGCTGCTGGCAGTCCTCGTTCAGCGTCAACAACCGCAGCCGCTCGTCGATCCGGAACGGCGCCTTGCCGAGCTTCTTCGCCAGCGTCTCGACATCGTACCCGTGGAGATCGATCATCCGCTGGTAGGACCGGGCTTGCTCCAGCGGCGAGACGTCGACCCGCTGATCGTTCTCAATAATCGCATCGATCGCCAACTGGGCATCGTCGACCTTCGAGACCTGGCAGAGGATGTCGGTCACGCCGCCCTCGTCGGCGAGAAGCTGGTGAGCCCGGAAGCGGCGCTCGCCCATGACGATCATGAACTTGCCCTCGCCATCGGGGCGGACGGTGATTGGCTGCTTGAGCCCGTTCTCGCGGATCGAGGCGGCCAGTTCGACCAACTTGCTGGCGTCGAAGATTTTGCGCGGCTGGTTGGGGTTGCCGTAAATTGCCGCAAGGGGGATGCGCTTAAGCATGGAATTCGGTCCTTTCGTGGTAGGAATTGACTGAATTAAACTTAGCATCCTGGCCCCTAATGAACACAAAAAAGTGACGCTAACTCAAAGAATTAGCGCCACTACTTCAAGTAATTCTGCGGATGCTGTTGCGGGGCTTCGGTACCACCGAGGCTCTGGCCGTTAGATTCGGCCAATCCGCTCCACCCTTTAGATCAGGCTGGGCTGAGGCTCCGGCTTCGGCTCCGCCTTCGGGCGGGACTGGGGCTCCAGTTCGAGCACCTCATGCCCAAGCCGATCGCCGAACCACTCCGCCACCAGGCGGCGGTGACAGAAATTCTCCACCGTGAAGGGCGGCTTCTCGAAGCACTGGAGCACCGGCTCCGCGCCGTTGGCGAGTTCGTGCAGCTTGTCCCAGACCTGCTGCGGATCGAGCGGCGCAAGCACCTCGGCCCGGAAGCGCGGGATGTAGAGCTCGCGCGGGGCGTTCATCCATTCGCGCTTCGGAGCGAGAACCTTGAAGATCCGATAACCCGCCGGGAGGCCGCGAGGCGATCCCAGGCTGATGCTGATCCGGCCTGCACCGAAAAACGTGAAGTGGCTTGCAGTCTTCATTGATTAATCTCCTGTGGTAGGAAGATAAACTTAGACAAGTTTCGTGCCAAATAAAACAATAAAGGCACGGGGAGAACAATAAAATGTTCGTCGGTTCTATACCGAGTCCAGTGCTCGACCAAGCTGGTCGGGTGGTCGACTTCGGTCAATGGAAGCGCGTCTTCGTCGCCTGCTCCGGCAGCTTCAAGATCGAGCGCTTCCTCGCTCAGAAATGGCCCGATCTCGAAATCACCGGCAACGACGTCTCGTTGCTGAGCTGTGCGCTCGGTGGTCTCGCGGCTGGATCGCCGGTCGCGTTCCGCTTCAAGGACGAGCTCGCTTGGCTGGAGCCAGCGCGCGAAGAGGCGGACGACGTGGGCCGCGCCGCGCTGCTGATGATCGCGCTCAACGCCTCGACCTACGCCAGCGGCAAGCCCAACCGCTACAAGCTCGGCCATCTCGACCAGATCAAGGCCCGGCTGGAACCCCTCGCCCAAGCCGCCCGCGACAAGTTCGTGAAGGCGCTCGACGAGCTCCACCTTGTCGACTTCCAGGGCGGTGACTTCGCCGCGCTCGGCCTCCAGGCGGCCCGCGACGGCTCCGGGGTCATCTCCTTCCCGCCCACCTATCGCGGCGGCTACGAGCGGCAATATCGCTTCCTCTCCGCAAACGTCGAATGGACGCAGCCGAGCTACGACGTCTTCGACCCGGCCGACCTCTCCACCTACCTCAACAAGCTCGACGCCACTCAGGCCCCTTGGCTCGTTTTTTGCGATCAGGCCATCGAAGGGCGCGAGCCCGTCACCGAGTTCCGCGCCGGTCGCGCCAAGCCGATCTACGGCTACGGCAACACCGCCCAGCGTGCCGCCCTGCGCCGCAAGCGCCCCTCCTCGCAGCCATTCGACTACAAGCAACTCGACGTCGCCAAGCTGGGTCCGCGCTCGAAGGTGGCACTGGTCCCGGCGAGCTCCGCTCAGGCGAACTACGTCAAGGACATCTTTCTCGCGAAGCACATCAAGCATTCGCCGGGGATGGCCAACCTCCTCGTCTACGTCGACGACATGCTGGCCGGGCTGATCATCTACTCGCTGTCGCGGCATCAGGTCTATTCGGCGGATGAGATATATCTCCTCTCCGACCTCTCCACCTCTCGCGAAGGCCGCATCTCGAAGCTGATCGCGCGGCTGGCCCTCTCCGGCCCGGTCATCTCCTGGCTCGAAAGCCGATTCCTCCGGCGCTTCGGCTTCGTGGTCACCACCGCCTTCGCTAAAAACCCCGTCAGCATGAAGTATCGCGGCGTCTTCGACCTGCTCAAGCGCGTCGAGACCCCCGGCGGCTTCATGCTCAACTATGGCAAGCCAGTCACCCGGGAGAAGCTCGACACGGCCTATCGCTGGTGGTGGCGCGAGCATGGATCCAAAATCAATGTCGGCTGAACAGGAATTCGCGACCGAGATCCGCACGGTCAACCCCAAGAGCCTCAAGCCGCGCGACAGCAATGCGCGCTACATGACGGCGGACCAACTCGAACTGCTGACCGAGAACATCAAGCGCGACGGCAAGCTCACCAGTCTGCCGCTCGTCCACGTTCTCGATAACGGTGACCTGGAGATCATCTCCGGCCACCACCGCACACTGGCCTCGATCGCGGCGGGCTTTGCCGAGATCGACGTCATCTGCGTCACCAGCGAGCTCGACGATTCCCGCATCACGGCGCTGCAGCTTTCGCACAACGCGATCAGCGGGCAGGACGACAAGTCGATCCTCGCCAGCCTCTACGAGAGCCTCGACCTCGTCGAACGCAAATACTCGGGCCTCACCGACGACGTGCTCGGCGAGATCGGCAAGGTCGACGTCGCCGGACTCTCGCTCGGCGTGATCGAGTATCAGCAACTGCGCATCGACTTCCTCCCCGAGGACGCCAGCGCCTTCGAGGCCGCGCTCAAGAAGCTCGGCAAGGTCGGCGCGAAGCAGACCCAACTGGTCGCACGCTACGAGGACTTCGACGCGGTCTTCGACACGCTGATCGCGGTCAAGGCGGCGACCAACACCTACAACGCGGGCATGGCGCTGCGGCTGATGGCTGACCTCGCGCTGGAGCGCCTCGACGAACTGGAACAGGAAGAGGGTGAAAATGCCGCCGAGTGACGGCGACAAGCGCAAGCTGGCGGAGACCAAGCCGCGGCAGCGCGTCCATCGCCGGCCCAATGGCAAGCTCACGGTCGAGCGCGTCATCGAGGCGCTGCGGGTCTCGGCCGGAATCCGCGCGATCGCTGCCGAGAAGCTGCAGGTCCACCGCTCCGCGATCACCCGGTTCATCCAGAACAACCCCGAGATTGAGGACGTCGAGGCCGAGATCGTCGAGGAACTCGCCGACGTCGCCGAAGCCAAGCTGCTCGAAGGGATCAAGCGCGGCGACTTCCCGAACGTCAAGTTCTACCTCGAAAACAAGGCTCGTAACCGTGGTTACGGCCGCAACCTCGAACTGACCGGAGCCAAGGGTCAGGCGATCGCAGTGACCGCGCAACCGGCGATGGACTACTCGAAGCTCACCGTCGCCGAACTGCGCCAACTCGAAGCGATCATGGCCAAGGCCGCGCCAACGCCACTCGCGCTCGAAGGCGGGGGTGCCACCGACGTCGGGGGTGCTCCGCATGACCGATCTGACGGAGATTGAGCGGCTGCAAGCGGCACTGGCCGAGGCGTCGCTGGCAGATTTCATTCGACTGGGCTGGCGCTGGATCGATCCCGCGCCGTTCATCACCAACTGGCATATCGAGGCGATTGCCGAGCATCTCGAAGCCGTCACCAACGGCGATCTCCGACGGCTGATCATCAACATCCCGCCGCGCCACATGAAGTCGCTGTCAGTCAACGTCGGCTGGCCCGCCTGGACCTGGGCACAGAAGAAACGCTCGCCGCTCTCCGGTCCCGGGGTCGGATTCCTCTCCACCTCCTACGCACAGACCCTCTCGGTCCGCGACAACGTCAAGCGCCGCCGCCTGATCGAAGGGCCGTGGTATCAGAAGCACTGGGGCGAGCGCTTCAAGCTCACCTCGGACCAGAACACCAAAATCCGCTTCGAGAACAACCAGGGCGGCTACGGCCTCGCCTCCTCGATCGACGGCACGGGCACGGGTGAAGGCGGCGACGTCGTCATCATCGACGACTCGATCAGCGCCGGGGACGCGCTCTCGCCGACGGTCCGGGCCAAGGTCAACGAGTGGTTCGATGGCACGATGTCCTCGCGTCTCAACGACCCGAAGACCGGCGCCTACGTCATCGTCATGCAGCGCCTCCACGAGGACGACCTGGTCGGGCACCTGCTCGATCGCGGCGGCGACTGGACCCACCTGTGCCTCCCGGCACGCTACGAGAAGAATCACCCCTACGTCTGGCCCCGCGATCCCCGCAAGGAGGACGGCGAGCTCCTCTGGCCCGAACGCATGGGCGAAGCCGAGGTCCGCAACCTCGAAGTCTCGATGGGCAGCTATGGCGCTGCCGGTCAGTTGCAGCAGCGCCCCGCCCCGCGCGAAGGCGGCATGTTCAAGCGGACCTGGTTCGAGATCGTCGACGCGGCTCCGGCCGGGCTCGTCTTCGTCCGCGACTGGGACTTGGCGGGCACGATCGCGATGCCGGGCAGCGATCCGGACTGGACCGTGGGCGTCAAGATGGGCCGCGATCCCCGGGGCTTTCACTACATCACCGACATCTGCCGCTTTCGCGGCTCACCGCACGAGGTCGAACAGACGATCCTCCGGACCGCCCAGCAGGACGGCACCGGAACCACGGTCTCGCTCAAGCAAGACCCCGGCCAGGCGGGCAAGGCGCAGGTGCAAGCCATGGTCCGGATGCTTGCCGGGTTCGTGGTCAAGACCGCCACCGAAAGCGGCTCGAAGGAAACCCGGGCCGCTCCGCTCGCGGCGCAAGCCGAGGCGGGCAACATCAAGCTCGTTCGCGGTCCCTGGATCCAGGAGTTCCTGAACGAGATCGAGCTCTTCCCGTTTGGTCGCCACGACGACCAGACCGACGCCGCAGCAAGCGCCTTCAACGTGCTCGCGGCCAACAGCGGCCCGGCGGCGTGGATGGCAATGATGGACGAAGTCGAACGGCGGCGAGCGGAGGGCACCCAAACATGACGAGCGCCGGAGCGATTTACTGACATGGCTGGAACTACCGAGGGCCAAGGCCTCATCTCCCGCGTCACGACCGCGCTGCGCTACGCGCTGACCGGCAACGCGCCCGACTGGTTCGGCCCGGCGACCCCGCTGCCCCCGCAGGCCCCGGAAGAGGTGCGCGGTCGCGCGTGGGACTACTCGACCGCCCTCAACCTCAGCTTCCGCCCACGCGGCACCGAGCCGATCGGATTCGAGGGGCTCAAGAAGCTCGCCAGCCATCCGATCGTGACGATGCTGATCCAGCGCCAGAAGGACAAAATCTGCGCGCTCGACTGGCAGATCAAGCCGCGTGGTGGCGAGGCCTCCGCCAAGGCCGACGCCGCCGCGCTCCAGGCGATCACCGACTTCTTCCGCTACCCCGACCAGGAGCACGACTGGGGCCAGTGGATCGGCGCGGTGCTCGATCAGCTGCTCGTGATCGATGCGGTCACGATCTACGGCGCTCCGACGCGGCGCGGCGATCTCTACGCGCTGCAGATCATCGACGGCGCGACAATCACCCCGGTTATCGACTTCTCGGGCCGTCGTCCGCTGGCACCGACCCCGGCCTACCAGCAGATCATCAAGGGCCTTCCCGCGATCGACTACACCGCCGACGAGATGATCTACTTCCCGCAGGTCTACCGCGCCGATCGCCGCTATGGCTACTCGCGGGTCGAACAGGCGCGCGACCTGATCGAGATGGCGATCTCCCGGCTGCGCAGCCAGAAGGGCTACTTCGACTTCGGCAATCTCGGCGATGGCTACTTCGTCGCGCCGGAAAACTGGCAACCCGATCAGATCCTCGGGCTCGAAGCCAAGTGGAACAGCTACATGCAGGGCGATCCGGCGATCCGCCGCGTCGCGCCCTTCATGCCCGCTGGCTCGGAGTGGAAGCCGACCAAGGTCGACCTCCTCGCTGACGCCTTCGACGAGTTCATCATCCGACTGCTGTGCTTCCCCTTCGGCGTCGCGCCGCAGCCGTTTCTCAAGCAGACCGGGCTCGGCCATGGCAGCGCCGACAGCGAGCATGAGGCCGCCGAGGAAGGCGGCATCGCCCCGCTGATGCAATACGTTGCGCGGCTGATGACCATGATCATCGCCAAGTGGTTCGATCGCCCCGATGTCGAGTTCGCCTGGGTCGAGGATCGCGAATTCGACCCCAAGACCGCCGCCGAGATCGACGACATCCGACTCAAGAACGGCTCGCGCACGATCAACGAGGTGCGCGATCGCAACGGCGAGAAGCCGCTCGAAAACGGCGATAAGCCGATGATCTACACGGGCACCGGCCCGATCCTGCTCGAAGAGGCGGTGCTGCCGACTCCCGAGCCGCAACCCATCGTCGCCTCTCCACCAGTGCCCGGGGTCGGGGAAGCTCCTGGCGCTGGTGGGGAACCCGGTGGAGCGACCGCCGACGACACGGCTCCGGAGGCGGAGCTCAAGAAGGCGGCCGACGCCGCCGCGCAGCAGCGCTTCGCGATCCTCTTCGGGGCCTACCTCAAGACCAAGGCCGAGACGCTCGCGACCGCGATCGCCGACAAGCTGGTCAAGGCCGCGCCGATGGACGACCGCTATGTCCCCATCGATGACGCCTTCGACGAGATCGACTGGGACTGGTCGGACCTGCCGCCGCTGGTCCAGCCTGTGCTGGCCGGCGTCGCCGTCGCGGCGGGCACCGATGCCGTTTCGGCGCTCGGCTTATTCGATACCGACACGCTCAAGCGGGTGTCCGCCCGCTCGACCGCATGGGCACAGGACCGCGCCGCCGAACTGGTGGGGATGAAGTGGATCGACGGCGAGCTCGTCGAGAACCCCGATGCAACGTGGTCGATCACCGAGACCACCCGGACCATGCTCAACACGCTTGTCCGCAACGCGATGGACGAGGGCCAGTCGAACCAGGAGCTCGCCGCCTCGATCCGCGATTCCGTCGCGTTCAGTCCGGAGCGCGCCTCGCTGGTCGCGCGCACCGAAACCGCGATGGCCGACGTGCAGGGCGCAATCATCGGCTGGAAGGAGTCGGGCGTCGTGACCGGCAAGCAGTTCCTCGCCGCGCCCGACTGCTGCGACGACTGCCAGGTCCAGGACGGCGAGATCGTCGGCCTCGACGAAGAATTCAGCGAGGGCGACGCCCCGCTTCACCCCAATTGCCGCTGCTCGGTCATCGCCGTGCTCGCGGATGATGCGTCGGACGAGAGCGCCGACGAAACCGACGAAACCGAAGACTGAGGAGTCCCCCACATGAATAAGCTGGCTATGTTCGTGCCGCTGGCCAAGGCAGACGCCGCTGAGCGGCTGGTCTACGGCTATTTCGACGAAACTCCCGACCGCTCGCGCGAGGTCTTCGACTACGATAGCTCGAAGCCGCTGATCCAGGCCTGGAGCGACACCTTCGCCAAGGCGACCGGCGGGCTCAGCGTCGGCAATATCCGCGCCCAGCACGGCAAGACCGCTGCGGGCAAGCTGGAGAAGATCTTCTTCAACGACGAGCTCAAGCGCGTCGAGTTCTGCGCGAAGATCGTCGACGATCAGGAGTGGGCCAAGGTCGAAGCGGGCGTCTACACCGGCTTCTCCCCGGGCGGACGCTACGCCAAGCGCTGGAAGGACGGCGCGACCACCCGCTACACCGCCGACGTCGCGGAACTGTCGATTGTCGACGTGCCCTGCAACCCCGCCGCGACCTTCACCATGGTCAAGGCCGACGGCATCGAAGCCGAAGTCGAGTTCGTGCTCGACAAGGCCTACGAGCCCGGCAACGACGCCACCAAGGCCCGCGCCGAGGACATGGCCAAGGCGGCTGGCACCGGCAGCTACAAGGACCACGTCGTCCAGGCCCGCGCCGATCTGATCCGCGAGAACGCCGAGGACGCGCTGGCCAAGATGGCCGAGGCCGATCCTGCGCTCGCCATCGAGCCCGCCCTTGCCATCGAGCCCGACCGAGTCGACGCGCTCGATGCCGCGCTCGCCAAGGCCGACCAGGCGCTCAAGCCCGCAATCGGTCCGGTAACCGCGCTGCTTGCCTATGCCGCCGCCGCACGCGGCGAGTTCATCAAGGCCGACGCCGAGATGGCCGTCGCGGTTCCCTCCGCCGACGCGATGGCACTGATCGGGGCCGACCTGTCCAAGAGCTTCGCCGCAGTGGAGCTCGTCGCCGCCGCTGCCAACGAGATCCTTGCCAAGGGGCTCTACTCGCTCAGCGATGTCGTTTCCTCGCTCCAGTCCTTCGCCTGGATCGCGCAGGACGTCGTCGACGAAGCCTCGTGGGAAGCCGACGGCTCGACCTTGCCGCAACAGGCGGTCGACATCGTCAACGCGCTCAAGGCCTTCCTCGTCGCGATGGTCGAGGAAGAGGTAGCCGAGATGCTCGCCCGGACCAAGCTCAGCGCCGGTCCCGACGTCGCGCTGGTCATTGCCAGCGACGATGCCGACGCCATGGCACTGGCCAACCAGATCGTCGACCTCGTCAAGGCCGACGTCACGCGGATGGCCAAGGCAGGCGCCCGCAACAGCAAGGCCGACGCCACCCGCATCCAGTCGATCCACGACGCGGCGTGCGATCTCGGCGCGGGCTGCTCCGACACGGTCGAAAAGGCCGCGCTGGTTGCCGACAACGAGCGTCTGAACAAGGCCGTCGACAATGCGTTGCCGCGCATCGAGAGCCTCGTCGAGGAGCTTGGCACGCTGCGCACCGAGCGCGAGGCCGACCGTGCCGAGATGGTCAAGATGCGCGCCGAGATCGACTCGCTCGGCGCAGCGCCGGGCGCGACCAGGCTTCAACAGGCTCTCACGAAGGAAGAGGACAATGGCGGCCTCGCCAAGGCCGATCAGCCCGAACCGGGCTCGATCAAGGCGATCGCCGAGCTTCCCGAAGGCGAGCGCCAGGCTGCGCTCGAAAAGGCCGCGATCAACCTGCGCCACGGCTCCAAGAATCCGGCCTAGCCGGTAACGCCTTCGCCGCCGGCCCAAGGCACCGGCACCCGTCCACCACCACCCTCACCACCCACCAAGCCGCTCCATCCCGGGGCGGCTTTTTTCGTATCTAGGGGAAACACACATGCAGATTTCTTCTGCCGCGATCGAACTCGCGAAGCTCGCCAATGGCGGTGACGACCTCACTGTCGGCGGCACCCGTCTCAACATCCTGTCGCCCGAAGGCGCTCAGAACATCCTCGACATGACCAAGGTCGCGATGGCCAACCCGGCCAACGACGAAATGGCCAAGTCGGTCACTCTCGCCACGGGCGTCACTGCCTACAACCTGCGCGCCCCGTCGCTACTGTTCTCGCCGACGATCACGCCGCTCCGCAACAGCCTCAAGCGTACCCAGCTTCCCAACCCGGGCAACGCGGCCAACTGGAAGGCGATCAACAGCCTCAACTACGCACCCCAGTTCACCGCCTGGGTGCCGGAAGGCCGTCGCTCTGCTTCGATCACCTATAGCGCCGCGCCCGCTTCGGCGACCTACGCGACGATGGGCGTCGAGGACGATCTGACCGACGAAGCGCGCTTCGCCGCTCAGGGCTTCGAGGACGAGGAAGCGCTGGTCCAGATGCGCTCGCTCTACAAGCTGATGCAGATCGAGGAAGCCTCGCTGCTGCACGGCAACGCCTCGCTGCAGCTTGGCGTCTGCCCCACCCCGACGGCTGCGGCTTCGGGCTCGGGCGCGACCCTCCCCGCTGCGACCTACTCGGTCATCTGCGTCGCCCTGACCGCGCTGGGTATGCTCCAGGCAACTCTCGCGGGCGGTGTCATCACCACGAGCTCGGTCACCTCGAACGACGGCCAGGGCGCTTTCACGCTCAACGGCGGTTGCTCGAACAAGTCGGCAGCGGCTTCTCAGGCCATCACCCTCGGCCAGGTGCTCAGCGCTTCGGTGGCTCCGGTCAACGGCGCGGCGGGCTACGCTTGGTACGTCGGCACGGCTGGCTCGGAAACGCTCCAGGCGATCACGTCGATCAACTCGGCTACCTTCTCGGCTCCGCTGGCTGGCTCGCGCCAGGCGGCCACCGCGATCGCTGCCGACTATTCGGCGAACTCGATCGGCTACGATGGTCTCCTGACCCAAGCCTACAAGAACAACACCGTGGCCTATGTCGCGACCCTTGCAACCGGCACCGCTGGCGCCGGTACGCAGATGACCTCCGTCGGTGACGGCGAGGTCAAGGAAATCCGCGACATGCTCAAGGCCATGTGGGACAACTACCGGGTCTCGGTGACGAAGATTTTCGTCCACAGCCAGGAGCTCACGTCGCTGACCAAGCTGGTCCTGACCAGCGGCAGCGGTCCGCTCCTGCGCATCAACACGCAGCCGATGCAGTCGGGTCCGACCGACGTCCGCATCACGGCCGGCGCGGTCGTGGGTTGGTACTTCAACCCCTACGGCGCCGATGGTGGTCGCTACATCCCGATCATCATTCACCCGAACATGGTTCCGGGCACGATCTTCGGCTACGCCGAAAATCTCCCGGCGACCTACATGTCGAACGAGACGCCGACCGTGGCTGAGCTCCTGCTCCGCCAGGACTACTACGTCGAGAAGTGGCCGCGCACCTCGCGCAAGACCTACTTCGGAACCTACTGCCAGTCGGTTCCGGCGGTCTACGCGCCCTTCTGCCTCGGCGTGATCACCAACATCGCCCCCACGACCTAACCGTCACGGGAAGACCGCAACCCGCTGGCCAACCTCTCCCGGCCAGCGCGAACCTCAAGCGCCGCTCCGAGCTCCTTTCTCGGGGCGGCGCTCTCTTTCGAGGATTGCAGAACATGGCGACAAAGCCCTCTTCGACCGGCGCCGCCAAGCCGGTCACCACTGCCCCCGCAGACGCTCCGGCCCTCCAGGTCGACGCTTCCGCCGCCGATGCAGCCGCCGCTGAGGCCGCCGCTGACGCAACGGCTCCGGCCGATAATGGCGGTGCTCCACCCGACGCCGACAAGCCGGATGACGCTGCCGCTGAGGCTGCTTCGACCGAAGCCGCTGGCGAAGCACCTGCCCCTACGGCTGACGCTGAGGCCCCCCAGGCCGATGCAGCCTCCGAAGCCGCTGACGCTGCCGCCCCCGAGGCTGCTGCTGACGCCGCCGACGCGGAACCCGAAGCCCCGGTCGAGGACACGCCCGAAATGGCCGCTGCCCGCGACGCCGAACTGAGCGAAGCCGCCGCTGAGGTTGTCCCGATGGTCGATAGCGAGGGCGGCGGTAGCTGTGATCGCTACGAGAAAGACGCCGAGGGCCGCATCCTGGTTCCCCTTCACGACGTCGAGCTCATGATCTCGCACGGCTTCGTGATGGTCATTGAGGACTAATCCGATGCGCTTCAAGGCACCCGCCCACGTCTCCGACGCCCACCTGGCCACCGGGATATATCCGGTTGTCGACGGCATCATCGAGGTTCCCGACGACAGCCCACAGGCCGATCTCGCCGGTCTGGCGGCCAACGGCTTCACCCTACCCGATCCGGAGGCACCCGCTGAACCCGAAGCTCAGGCTTCCGCCAAGGCGGGCCGTGCTCCGGCTCCGGCTCCGGCTGAAACCCCGGTCAAGGAGGACTGAGCCCCGTGACTGACCTCACCACTGTCGCCGCGGTCAAGGCCTACCTCGGGCTCGCCACTGTCGCCGACGACGCGCAGCTGCAAAGTCTCGTGACCGCCTATTCGCAGTTCGTCCGCTCCTGGACGGGCCGCGATTTCACGGTCCAGACTTACGACCTGTGGCGCAGTGGTCGAGGTCAGGTCATGCTGATGACGCCACAATGGCCGATCGTCGGCATCGCCGCGCTCACGATCGACGGGCGCGACATCCCGGCCGCAGCTTCCTTCGGCGCCTACGGCTACTCCTTCGCCGACCGCATGGTGACGCTGTCCGGTGGAGCGACATTCAGCATGGGCGCGAACAACATCCATCTGGCCTACTCCGCCGGTTTCTCGTCGGTTCCCGCCGATGTGGCTCAGGCCGTCAACGAGCTCGTGGCCCTGCGCTACAAGATGCGCGACAAGCTCGAATGGTCGTCGAAGTCGCTCGCGGGCGAAACCGTGACGCTGGTCACGAAGGACATGCCAGACTCGGTCAAGTCGATCCTCCGCATGTATCAGAACAACGTGCCCGTATGATCGAGGTCTACGCTGAGGGCATCGGAGAGGTCGTCGCCAAGCTCGACAGCCTCGACGCGCGGATGACCGATGAACTGCGGATCGGCATCGGGCGGCTGTCAGCCAAGCTGCAGGGCAACGTCCAGAAGGACAAGCTCTCGGGCCAGGTGCTCGGCGTCCGCACCGGGCGCGGTCGCCGCTCGATCCAACAGGACGTTCGGGTCGCTGGCTCGAAGGTCACTGGCATCGTCTCGACCAACGTCAACTACATGATCGGCTGGGAACTCGGTTGGCCTGGTTCTCAAGAGCACGAGGGCATGAAGGCCGCGAAGGCCAAGTTCGACGTCTCGGCCAGCGCCGACAGCTTCAAGAACGGCACCCCGAAAAAGCGCTCCTTCCTCGTTCCCGCGCTCAAGGAGCTTTCTGAGTCCGGCGCGATCAACGAGGAGATCAGCGCGGCGATCGGCCGGGCGGCCAAGTGACCGCGAAGGTCATCATATTCGAGTATTTTGACCCTATTCACGATTACGTCCCTGTGATCGTGCCCCCCTCCCGGGACCGCGCCGACAAGTTCATCGCCGCCAATCCCCACCGCACGCTGCTGATCCGCGAGCTCACTGCGGACGAAGCCCGCGCCCTCTTCGACGCGCTCGACCTGCGCTTCTGCGAAATCCTCGCCGCCTGGCTACGCTACCTCGACAAGGAATCGACCCCATGAACCGCGAGGCCATCTATTCGGCGCTGTTTACGCTCGCTGCCAGCGCGCCGGGCCTCATCACCACCTCGCGCAAGCTCAAGCATTGGAACGATCTCTCGGCCTCCGAAATGCCCGCGCTGTTCCTGACGCAGGGCCAGCAAACTCCCGCGACGGTCACCGGACAGCCGACCCGCTGGGAGCTCAACGCGACGCTGTGGGTCTACGTCCCGACGCTCGGGGCGAACAGTCCTGGCGAGGTGCTCAACCCGATCCTCGACAGCATCTGCAAGAACCTCGACTACCCGTTTCCCGGCCAGCCCCAGACGCTTGGCGGGCTCGTCCAATACGCCCGCATCGACGGCACCATCGAGACGTCCGAGGGGACGCTCGGCGACATCGAGGTCGTCCGCATCCCGGTCAAGATGCTCGCCGTCTAATCCCCTCTCCCCAACCGTCCAGCCACCACCCAGCCCCATGTCCGGGGCCTTTTTCAATGGAGACACACCATGCAGCTTGGCTTCGGCTCTGGCATTCTCGTTGGCACGGCTCTGACCGATGCCAGCGGCAACGCCCTCGCCAACCCCACCCCGATCCAGTTCGGCATCCTCCAGGATTGCTCGGTCGATTTCAGCTTCGACATCAAGGAGCTGTTCGGTCAGTATCAGTTCCCGGTCGCGGTCGGTCGCGGCAAGGGTAAGATTTCTGGCAAGGCCAAGATGGCCCAGATGAACGGCCTCACGCTGAACAGCCTCATGTTCGGCCAGACGCTGGTCTCGGGCACGCTGGCCGAAGTGATCGACACGACCGGCACCGCGATCCCGACGACGCCCTACCAGATCACCCCGACCGTGCCGGGCGGTGGCACCTGGACGCAGGATCTCGGCGTTCTCGATCCCACCGGTCTGCCGATGACCCGCGTCGCCTCGGGCCCGGCCGCAGGCCAGTATTCGGTAGCAGCCGGCGTCTACACCTTCGCCGCCGCCGACACGACCAAGGTCGTCCGCATCAGCTTCCAATATACGGCGACCTCGACCGTGGCGAAGAAGATGACCGTCTCGAACGTGCTCATGGGGCAGGCGCCGACCTTCCGCGCCGACCTCATGATCCCCTACAACGGCAAGCAGTTCGTGCTCACCCTGCCCTGCTGCACGAGCTCGAAGCTGTCGCTCGCGACCAAGCTCGACGACTTCACCGTGCCGGAGTTCAACTGGAGCTCGTTCGCCGACGCAGCGGGCAACGTCGCCTATATCGGCCTCTCGGAGTAATCATCCAATGATCAAGGGCATTCCCCACACCCTCGGCGATGGCAAGGAATACGTCATCGCCCCCTTGACGCTCGGCGCGCTGGAGGACTTGCAGGACGCAATCTCCAGCGTCGGCGACAACCTCGACCAGGCGACGATCACCACCATGATCGACGTCGCGCACGCAAGCCTCTCGCGCAACTACCCTGAAATGACGCGCGACGAAGTGCGCGAGCTCATCGACATCGAGAACATGGGCGATGTCTTCCGCTCGTGCATGGACGTCTCCGGGCTCAAGCGCCGGGCGTTGGAGATAGCCGAGACGGGGGAGCCAAAGGCGGCAAATCCGAGGGGACGTCGTCGCTGATCGCCTATCTGGTCACGATGACTGGCTGGACGTGGGACGAGGTCCGCGACCAGTTGGATTTGCCGCGCGTGGAGGCCCTGCGCAAAGCCTGGGAACATAACCCGCCGCTCGCGATCACCATGCGGGCGGCGGCGGAGGCCCAAGGCGTCGAATTCAAGGGCGGCAAGCTCCTCGGGGAATCGGTCGGCAGCGCCCCGCTTCCCGAGGGCAACCTTGGTTCGACCGCCGACCCGTTCGCCGTCATGGCCGAACTGGGCCAGGCCGAGGCGCGACCCTATGTCGCGCCGCTCAAGGGTCTGCCGATCGGCCCGGCGGAGCAGCCTACAGGCTGACCCGCGCCTTGTTGCTGGCGGCGTCCTTGGCGTCGTCAGCAGCCACTGCCCGGTCGGTCCGCACGGTCAACTCGCCGTGCTCCAGGTCGTCGGAAATGCTGTGGTAGTCGACCCGGTAACCCGCGCGGATCCACACCGCGACGGTCTCCGAGAGCGGCACGCCCTCGACGACCACCCGCGACGGCCGAACGCTCGTCGGTTTGCCGAACTTCTCCGAAAGCTGCGCGATCACCGCTTGCGCGTGAGCGTCGCCGACGACGGCGGTGGCGATGCCCTCGACCCTGCCGTCGATCACATGGGCAAAGACACTGTCGATCGACAGCATCGCGGGCTTGGCCGCGATCGGGAAGATGATCTCCGGATCGCCATAGCGCACCTTGTAGCAAACCCCGGGCTGATCGGGGTCATAGAGGTGGCTCTCCGGCATGACCTTCGAGGTCTCGAAGCGGCACTCGGGATAGGCCATCGCCTCGCCTAGCGGCTGGCCGAAGACCGACGGCAAACCCGGCCCGGCGGCGCTTGCCGCCGAACCGGCCGCCACCAGCAGCGCACCCCACACCATCGATCTGATCATCGCGATTCCCCTCCGTTGCCGAATCGATCCAGAATTCAGGAACCCGCCTCATGGCTGACGACCAGGTCAACGTAAAGATTTCCGCCGATGCGTCGGGCGTCGCGCCCGGCGTCCAGACGGCGAAGACCGAGGTCGAAAGCCTGGGGACCACGACCAAATCCGCCGCTTCGCAGATGAAGGAAGCCTTCACGGGCGTCACCCTCAGCGTGCGCGAGATGGGCATCCAGGTCCGCGAAAACATCGAAGCCGTGGGCGAGTTCCGCGAGATGCTGGCGGGCTTTGCTGAGCTCATGATTGCCGCCTTCGCGATCGAAAAGGTCGCCGATTTCGCCAAGGAGATAGGCGAAGCGGCCGAGCAGACCGTCCACCTCGCCGAGACCTTCGGCATGACCGTCGGACAGGTCCAGCAGCTGGGCGGCGTCGCCAAGGCGACCGGCATCAGCCTCGACACGATCACGCGCGGCATGGCGGCGCTCGACCGCACGATGATCAACGCCGAGCACGCCAACAACACGGCGGCGAACGCGCTCAAGGCGGTCGGCATTTCGGCCAACGACGGCCGCAACCAGATGGACAAGCTCCTGGCCGTCGCCGACAAGTTCAAGGAGATGGACGACGGCCCGAAGAAGGTCGCGCTGGCAATGGCGCTCTTCGGCAAGTCGGGCAAGGAACTGATCCCGATCCTCGACATGGGCCGCGAGGGAATCGAGAAGATCAACGAGAAGACCAAGGAATACGGCGTCGTCAACGAGGCGGCCGTCGCCAAGGGACTCGAACTCGCCGAGAGCATGAACGAGAACAGTCTGGCGATGGCCGGTCTCTCGAACGTCATGACCGACGCCTTCGCCCCGATGTTCAAGGCAGCGGTCGACAACGTCAACGAGCTCATCAAGGCGTTCGTCGAAAGCTACAACAAGGGGGGCGCCGCGAAGGTCACACTGGAGATCATCGCGGGCACCTGCGAAGTCCTCGGTCAAGCGCTCTACGCGGTTGGCGAAGTCGTCGTCGATCTCTGGAATACGTTCGTCTCGGTGCTCGCCGACATCGCCTCGATCTGCGGCATCACCTTCAAAAAGGACGCGCCAGAGGCGACCGAGACGACAATCGGCGTCTTCAACGACCTCATCGACATCATCGTCCTGCTCAAGGACGAATGCCAGATCACCTTCGCCCTGATCGCGGGCACGGTGCACGAGCTCGCCATCAACGTCGACACCGCCTGCAAGGTGATGGACGACGCCTTCCATCTCAACTGGTCGTCGATCGAGGCTGACTGGGCGGCGGGAACCAAGGCGATTGCCGATAACACGATCGCCGAAGCGAATCGCGTCAACACTGCGCTGGCGCAGGAGCAGAAGGCCATCGCCGCCTTCGCCAAGGACAAGAACGTCTTCGGCGGCGGCGAGCTACCCGAGCATCTCGAACTGCCCAAGGTCGGGGGCGACGGCGATCTCGGCTTCCATGGCGGCGGCGGTCACAAGACCAAGCCGAAGGGCCCCTCGGTCTCCGACCAATGGAAGACCGAACTCGCCAACATGCTCGCCGACGAGAAGAACTGGGGGGCCGACGAGGCCGCGCTCTCGCTGCAGTTCTGGGAGGGCAAGCTCGGCCTGGTCAAGAAGGGCAGCAAGGACGAGCTCGAAGTCCAGCGCGAGATCGCCCGTGCGAAAATCGCCCTGTTCAAGGAAAACCAGACGCAGGAGATCGCCGGGATCAAGCAGTTGGAGGCGCTCAAGCTCGAAGCCTCGCGGAGCGACATCGAGCTCAGCAAGATCGCCCTCGACCAGAAGCTCGCCGACATCGATGACGCCGAGGCGCGGGGCGCGATCACCGCACTCAAGGCGGTCGAAGCCCGCGCCGCGGTGAACAAGCAACTCTACCAACTCGACCTGGATCTGGAGGACCGGGAATTCGCGGCGAAGCGCGAGGCGCTCCAAAATGAGCTCGCGCTCGAACACCTCAAGCCGCAGCAGATCGCCGAGATCAACCGTCAGATCGAAATGCTGGACAAGCAGCACCTCGACAAGGAGGCGCAACTCAAGGCCCAGGCCTCGGCCAAGGAACTCGCCGACGAACGCAAGGTCATGGCCGAGCGCAACCGCAACATGCAGGGCATGGCGAACTCGTGGGCCACCGCGCTCTCGCGCATGGCGACGCTGCAGGCGGGCTTCATGAGCACGGTCAAGAGCATGTGGCAGGGGCTGGTCGGAATGATCGCCCAGGTGCTGCAGGAGATCATCGCGAAGTGGATCATCGCCCAGCTGACCAAGATCGGGCTGATCAAGGCCGAGCACGCTGCGACGGTCCAGAGCGAGGCGAGCATGGCCGGTGCCGGCGGCGTCGCCTCGATGGCCGCCGCGCCGTTCCCGATCAACCTTGGCGCACCCGGGTTCGGCGCGGCGATGGCCGCTGCCGCCATGTCCTTCGGTGCGCTCGGCTTCTCGGCAGAGGGCGGATACGACGTTCCTGGAGGCGCGGGCCCTGGCATCGATGGGCGCGGCGGCCAGATCGGCGTCGTCCATCCCCGCGAAATGGTGCTCCCCGCCGACATTGCCGACAACTTCCGCAACGGCGGCGGCGGCGGGGCGCGGATCACCATCCACGCGACCGATGCGAAGTCGGTCCAGCGGCTCTTCATGGATAACAAGCACCATCTGGCGAAAGCCATCACGCAGTACGCTCGCGACGGGGGCCGGTAATGTCTAACGCAGTTCTCCCCGCCTTGATCGGGCTCACTTTCCCGGTCGAGAAGACCCCGGTTTGGTCGACAAAGATTCAGCCGGGCGTATCGGGCAAGGAAACCCGGCTCGGGTTGTGGTCCTACCCGATCTGGCAGTATTCGCTGAGCTTCGACGTGCTGCGCTCCGATTCCCATCTGGAGCTCCAGCAACTCGTCGGCTTCTTCAACGCCCGGCAAGGCGCGTTCGATAGCTGGCTGTTCGACGACCCGGACGACAACACCGCCACCGCACAGGGCTTCGGCTCGGGCGATGGCACCACGACCGCATTCCAGCTTGCTCGCGCGTTTGGCGGTGCAACGGAGCCGGTCAAAGCTCCGAAGTCCGGGGAGCAGATTTTCCGCAACGACTGGCAGGGGAACCAACGCCTCTATTCAACTGCGCGGGCGAACTACTGCCCGCAGTCGCAGACGCTTGGGAATGCCAGTTGGACCAAAACCCGCGCGACCGTCACAGACAATGCTACGGTCGCACCGGACGGCACTACGACGGCTGACCGGATCACCGAGGACTCCACGGCGAGCAACACCCACCTTGTGCAAATAGGGCTGGTCAGCACTTCCGCAAACAACGGGATCACCTTCACCGTCTCAGCCTTCTTCAAGGCAGAAACGCGGTCGCAGGTGATGCTGGCGGTTGGCGGCAACACCTCGCTCAACGCGATTTTCGACCTGACGGGCAGCGGATCGGTGGTGAGTACTGCCGGGCAGTACGGCAACCCGGCGCCGACCGCGGCCAGCATCATAGCGCTGGCGAACGGATGGTTCCGGGCTTCGTTCACCGGGACGTGGAATTCGGCCAATACCGGGCAGGGCATCACCGCTGCGGCTAGTATCGCTGTCGCGGGCAACACGACCTATAGCGGCGACGGCACGAGTAGCTTGCTCGTGTGGGGCGTTCAGTACGAAGTCAGCGCCAACCTTGGCGCCTATATCCCGACCGTCGCTGCAGCCGTCACTGTCACCGACTACAGCCTCAATTCCAACACCGGCCTTGTGACCTGCGCCGCCGCGCCGGTCGCGGGCGCGATCCTATCGTGGACCGGCGGCTACTACTGGCGCTGCCGCTTCATGGACGACCAGCAGACCGTCACGAAGTTCGGGAAGGACTTGTGGGAATCCCGCACCCTCAAATTTCAGAGCATCAAATGAAGACGATATCGCCCGCGCTCACGACGCTGTTCAACTCGAATAGCGCCTTCTTCAAGGCTGACCTCTATACGTGGACCTTCATCGACGGGACGATCCTGCGCACCACTGACGCCGACGTGATGCTCAACGACGGCGCCAACAACTTTGCGTCCTGCGGCCCGATGATCGAGCGGACCAAGGTAACGGTCAAGGTCGGGGTGGAAGTCGATGCCATCGACCTGACGATATCGCCCGGCGCGGCCGATACGATCAGCGGGATGACGTGGCAGAATGCGGCCCGGCTCGGCTACCTCGATGGCGCCAAGCTGCTGGTCGAGGCGGCCTATATCCAGGCGTGGCCTACTGTGGTTGGGAAGGTGCATGTCTTCCAAGGGCAGGTGTCGGATATCAACCCGTCGCGGACCAAGATCGCGCTGAAGATCAAATCGGCGCTCGAATTGCTGGTACAGCCGTTCCCGCACAACGTTTATCAGAGCGTCTGCCTGCACACCGTCTATGACGCCGGATGCGGGCTCTCGAAAACGGGCTTCACCGCGACCAGCACCGTTGCCGCCTCGCCCGCGCCGACGCTGACCAGCTTCAAGACGGGCAATGCCCAGGCCGCGGGCTACTTCGACCAAGGGGTGATTACCTTCACCAGCGGGTCTAACGCCGGGCTCAAGCGCACGGTGAAGAGCTACGATCCGACGACCGGCTTCACCTTCGCGCTCCCACTCCCGGTCGCCCCGGCCGCGGGTGACACCATTTCGGTATTCGCGGGGTGCGACAAGACGCTGACCACCTGCCGGGCGAAGTTCACCAACGACGGCAAGTTCCGGGGCTTCCCGTGGATTCCCAACCCGGAGACGGCGGCGCCCGCGATCGCTGGGTCGACGAAGACCGGCAAATGAGCACGGCCAAGCGCGCGGAGATTGTCGCGGAAGCGCTGTCGTGGATGGGGACGCCGTACCATCACCATGCGCGGCTCAAGGGGGTGGGTGTCGATTGCGCCCAGCTTCCCTGCGCCGTCTATCACACCGTCGGACTCATCCCCCATCTGGAGCCCGATTACTCGCCGCAATGGATGCTCCACCGCGACGAAGAGCTCTATCTGGCATGGGTCCGCCCCTACACGCGGGAAATCACCCGGGCGGAGCTCCGGCCCGGCGATTTGGTCATGTGGAAGTACGGGCGGACCTACAGCCACAGCGCAATCGTGATCGCTGCGCCGACGGTCATTCACGCGGTCAACCGCGATGAAGCCGTGGTGATGGGCGATATCGACCGGGACGCCGATTTGATCCGCCGCCCGGCGCTCTACTTCAGCTTGTTCAAGGACTGATCAAATGGCCGGCTCAACCAAAACCGTCGCGGATCGCCAGACCGGGATACAGGTCCAGACCTCTGCCTATGGCCTCGCTGTGCCTGCCGTCTTCGGGACCAACCGGATTCCGGCGAACCTCGTGTGGTTCGGCAATTTTCAGGCCATCGCGAAAACCACGAAGACGGGTGGCAAGGGCGGGGGCTCCAGCAGCACCGACTATACCTATACGGCGGCGGTTATCCTCTCACTGGCGGAAGGCCCGATCGCCGGCATCGGCGCCGTCTGGCGGGACAAGGACAAGACGACGCTTTCCGCGCTCGGGCTCACCCTGTTTACCGGGACGCCGACGCAAACGGTGTGGAGCTGGCTGTCGGGCTGGAGCACCAGCGGCAACTTCGCGACGGATTCCGGCTACGGCTACGCCGGGATGGGCGCGAGCTACATCAGCCAAGCGATCAACTATTCGTCGACGGCCTATCTGGCAGCATCCAGCTATGACCTTGGCAGCGCCGCGTCGGTGCTGAACCATAGCTTCGAAGTGCAGGGGCTGAACATCATCGGGAGTGGAAACCCCGATGCGAACCCCGCGGCGGTGGTCCCGGCGATCCTAACCAATCAGCAGTTCGGCGTCGGCTTCGCCAGCGCACAGGTCGATGCGCTCTCCAGCTACTCCACCTACTGCCAAGCCGCGGGGCTGTTCGTCTCCCCGGCCTACACCGATCAGCGCCCGGCAGCAGATTGCATCCAGGAGCTCGCTGACGCGACGAATGCCGCGCCGCTATGGTCCGGGGGCACCCTGAAGATGATCCCCTATGGGGACACCGCGATCACCGGCAACGGCGCCACCTATACGCCGAACCTCACCCCGCTGTTCGATCTGACGGACGATGACTTTTACGACAACGGTGGCCCACCGATCGTTATCACTCGCAACAGCCCGGCTGATGCCTACAACCGGGTGCAGGTGCAGTTTCGCAACCGGCTGAACCAGTACAATCAGGAGATTGTCTCCGCCGAAGATCAGGATGCCATCGAGAAGTACGGCCTCAAGGTCGCCTCGGTGATCACGATGGATTTCGTCTGCGTCTCTTCCATCGCCAAGCAGATGGCACAGCTTGCGCTGCAACGGCTACTCTACAAGCGCAACACCTACGAATTCGAGCTCAACGCCCGGTTCCCGATGCTGGAGCCGATGGATATTGTGACGCTCACCGATGCCGGGCTGGGCATGAGCCGCACCCCGGTTCGGATCATCCAGATTGAGGAACAGGATCACAGCTTCCTCGTCACCGCGGAAGACCTGCCGATAGGGATGGCCCACGCGGCGACCTACTCGCATGACGACGGCCTGCGCTGGCAGAACGTGACCTCCAACCCGTGCTCATCGGTGCAGGCGCCGGTCATTTTCGAAATGCCCGCCGATCCCAGCGCCACCGGCCTATCGGTCGGGATCGCCGTGGGCGGGCAGACGACGGATCAGATGTACGGGGGATGCCGCGTCTGGCTGTCGCTCGATGGCGTGAACTACAAGGCCGAAGGGATCATCTATGGATCGTCGCGCTACGGCACGCTGAGCGGGGCGCTAGCGGCGGCGTCGGGCGTCGATACGACCAACACGATGCACCTTGCTTTGCGCGCCAACGGGCAGATGCTCGGGGGCTCTACCGCGGATATGACCAAGGGCACAACCCTCATCGTCTGCGGCGGCGAGTACCTCGCCTACCAGAACGCGACGCTGACCGGTGTGAATGCCTATAACCTGACGACGCTCAATCGCGGGCTCTATGGGACGACCGGCGCCGCCCATGCCAGCGGTGATCCGTGGGTCCGGGTCGACGATAAAATCCTCGTCATGCCCGATATGGACCTGTCGATGATCGGGCAGACGGTCCACATCAAGCTGACCGCCTTCAACGTCTACGGCCATGCCGAGCAGGACCTGAGCTCGGTCACGGACTACACCTATACGATCACTGGCAACATGAAGGCGCTGGAAACGCCAGTCGACTTCGCGACGGGGGTAGGCGGGGCGGGGAAGCCGGAAGCCTACTCCACCGTCGGGCAAAACCTGATTTACAACGGCAATGCTGAAAAGGGCGACACCAGCGGATGGGTTTTCGATACTGCCGTCTGGACAGGGGTGACGACGCTGGCCGCGACTACGGCGTCAGCCTCAAACGGTAAGTATGGGTTCTCTATAACCAAGGGGGCGACCACCGACGGCGGCGGCTACACTGGCCGCGCTATTCCGGTCGTTCCCGGTCGCAAGTACCTAGTCCGCATTAACCTGAGCGGCGCTGTCGCAGCGACGAGCGGGCTTTATCTTGTGATGAATGAGAAAACATCGTGGCCTAGCAACGGAAATACTATTTTCTCTAATGAAATAACTAGCCGTACCGACTTAATCAGCAATGGCCCCTGGCCAGCTTCACCAACGTCATATCAGTTTGTCTATACTGTTCCGGCCGGCATTATGTTTGTCAGTCCGCTTGTTTTCAACTGGAATAACGGGCCGGTTAGCGGGCGCTTTGACGACTTCGCTATGACCGAAGTGGTCGACTGGTCACTAGGGATCACCGGCACCGGCAAGCCAGAGGACGGCTCGGACGTTACCTCGTCCATCGAGGGCGCAGCGGAAGTGGTCGTCCAAGCTGACAGCGGCGGCGTCCCCGTTTCAGGCGTCCTCCCCAAGACGGTCGGCTACAAGTTCTGGCGCAATGGCGTTGATGTGTCGGCTTCGACGACTTGGAGCGTGTCGATCACCTCTGGCACAATGACTGCCAGCATTAGCTCCGCGGGCTTGCTCAGCATCGACGCATCGAGCGGCACCCTGACCAGCGGCAAGGTTGAGATTACCGGCGCGTACAACGGCACCACCCGGAAGCTCGTTGTCCTCGTTACCAAGAGTGTGGCATCGGCCTCGTCGGGCGCGTCCACCCTCAATGCCAGCGTCTCCTGCTTTGGTTCGACCAACAGCACGACGCAAAGCGGCATCACCAACGGCATCCTTGTGGTCAACACCGGAGCCTCCGGGCAAGTCGTCCTGACTGCATCCGTCACCACCAACGTTGCCTCGGCCGTGGCGACGGGCACCTACCCGGTTTACCTGCAGTTCCAGCGCTGGAATGGCTCGGCCTGGGTGGCCATCGGGACCGAGGTTCTGAACGACACCGCCGCATCCCGCGACAACGTGGGCGAGACGTACCCCGGCAGCAGCAGCTTCACCTATACCGCCACCGGCCTTGGCGCCAACCAGACGGGCCTCCAATTCCGCCTTGCCGCCCGACGCAGCACGGGCACTGTGTCCGTCTCCATCGGTGGGCAACTGACCGCAGCAGGGAGCTAAGATGATCCTCCGAATTGTAGGCGAGGACGGCTCGCCAATGTTCATCACATGGCCTTATGCGGGCGATGCGCCACGGCCAGCCGGGGCGGTCGAAGTCGACCGGATGCCCGAGGATTTCGAGGACTTCGATCCGGATCGGCGGGTGTGGGTCAAGAACAACCCCGGCCAAGCTGATTGGGAAGCCGGTCCCGAGCACATCGCTGAAGCGCGGGCGCAGAAGCGGGTGGAAGCGCTTCTGATCCGCTCCGGCGTGGCCGTCGCGGGCGGCTTGCTCGAAGCCGAAGCCAAGGAGCGCGGGATTGACCTGAGCGAACTGGCCGAGCTGGTCCTCCAGAAGAGCCAGGATTTCCACGCAAAAGAACTGGCCCGCCACGAGGGGCAGGCCAAGGGAGTTACCCGTTCATGACCTCTACCGTTTCCGAGCATGTCATCCCCGCCAACTGGGATGCGATGTTTCTCACCACGCTCATCACCGGCATTAGCGGCATGTCCGTTAGGGTCAACGAAGATGGCACCCGCACGATCCAGGTGACCGATGCGGACTTCTCGAAGGTGCTGGATGCGATCGAGGCCTATCCAACGGCCTACCTCCCCAAGGCTCAGGAGATTGCCGTCGCCCGGATCGTCGAAATCCGCAGGGAGATAGTCAAGACGCTGCACTTCGGCGGCATGACCCTGCCGATGGACTACACCACCGAGGCGCGGATCACGGGCGCGGTGGTCTATCTGCAGCTTGATCCGACGGTCACCGAGATCAACTGGGATCGCGGCGAAGGCGACTTCGTTACGCTCACCCGCGAGCAGATGCTCGGGCTCGGCCTCGCGGCGGGCCGCCTCGTCCAGGGCGTCTTCAACAAGGCCAAGGATCTGACCGATCGGGTCCGCGCCGCGACCTCCAGCGACGATCCGGTCTTCACCGACATCGAGGGAGACTGGGGCGTCTGATGCGGACCCGGCTGAATGCCTGGGTATGGCAAATGCTCGTCAGTCTCGACCAACTCGCTGCAACGTGGATCTTCGGGTGGAGCTTCGTCTGGCTGGGCGGCGATCGCCGCTGCCCATCGGCTGACGAGACGATCTCCTCGCATGTCGGGAAGGCCGCACGGGCAGGCAAGCCGTGGGGCCTGTTCTGGGCCAAGATCATCGACTGGCTCGCCTTCACCCTTGCCGGGCAACGCAATCACTGCCTGACGCACATTGAGGATGACGAGGGAAACTAGAGTCAAAAATCTAGTCCTGCGTCGAAACTTTTACCCTTCCCCACCTGATTCCACCCCTCTGGTTACGGAGCCGATCATGCGCGCCACCTGTAAATCCAATGCTCCAGCCATCGAAGGCGGCGCAGTTTGAGCTCGCTGTCAGTTAGCGACGTGAGCTCGCTCGTCACAGCCGGGGTTAGCGTTGCCGCGCTACTCGGTGGTGCCATCAGTTTCGTCTGGGTGCGCTTCGAGGTGACCCACCACGCCGTCAAACGCGAGCTCAAGAAGTGCGAGCAACGCGAGATCCGAGGCCGTGAGCGCCGCGCCGTCCTAACCACCGTGATCGAGCTCCTTTGGCGAGAGGTCGACCGCCTCACCCCGGACAGCGCCGTGCTGATCCGCGGGAAGAAGCTCCTCGATGATCTCAAGATCGAAGAGCGGTTGAACGAGAGGAATGAGTCATGAGCGGCCTCACGCCGAAGGTTGTGGCCTATCTCGGGACCGAGGAGGGGCTCGTCCCCGAGGCCTATCTCGACAGCAAGAACATCTGGACCTGGTCGATGGGGATCGCCACGACCGGCGGCAACGACGTCCTCCAGTTCAAGGACAAGCCGCAGACGCTCACCGCAACGCTTGCGGCCGCGCTCGGGCTGATCCGGGCCAAGTATCTCCCGCCGGTCCTGCGCGCCTTTGCCGGGCACACGCTGACCGAGAACCAAATTGCGGCCGCGCTCAGCTTCGAGTGGCGCAACGGCACGATCCTGACCGCGCAATGGGTCAAGGACTTCGTGGCGGGCGACATCGCCGCGGCGCGCAAGGACATCATGAACTGGACCGACCACGGCCGCCAGGTTCCGCGCGCCACCCGCGAGCGCGATCTCTTCTTCGACGCGCAGTGGCCCGCCGATCTCCGGGTGCCGGTCTATGCCGTCGCCAAGCCCTCGCACAAGCCATCGGTGTCGCACCTCGTCGACGTGCTGCCGATCCTGCAGCATCTCATGGGAGCGCAGTGACATGAAAGCCCTCGCCTATCTGAAAGCCCGGCTCGACGAGCGCTCGACGTGGGTCGCGATCACCGCCGCGGTTGCGGGCGCGGCGGCGCTGCCCTCGCCCTATAGCTGGCTCGCCATTGGTGCCGGGGTCATCGGCGCGCTGGTGCCCTCGGGGGGCGGCGCGTGATCGGGTTGGTGCTGTCAGGCTGGGGCCTGCTCAAGCGCGTGGTGGGCTGGGTCGAGGAATCGGCCACGCATCTGCTCATTGCCCTGCTGCTGGCGGTGCTCGCCTGGGGCTGGCTCGGCCACCACGCGGCGGCGAAGTGGGAGCGGGTCGCGCATTCGACCGAGGCGGCGCGGAAGGCCGATCAGGCCGCCTACCGCAAGGCGCAGGCCGATGCGCAAGCCAAAGCCCTCAAAGCCAAGGCCGAGGCCGAGGCACAATCGGAAAGGAACGCCCATGAGGCCGATGTCAAAATTGCGGCTGCTCGCGACGATGCCCGCGCTGCTGTTGCTCGCTATATTGCCGCTCACCGGCTGCACCCCGCTGCAGGTGCATCCAGCGGAACCGCTGCCCCCGCCCAAGGTGGCAGTGCCGGCCTTTCTCCAGACCCCGCCGCCGAAACCGAGCTTGTTGCAGTAACGGCGGCGGACGTGCGGATTTGCGGCGATCTCTATACCT